CCATCTCCAGCTGAATCATTGGTTCGGGCTGCAACCTGTTTTACAAGTTGAGCTGCTTCATTCTCAAACTGATCTTCAAGGAAAATACTCTTCGCTACTGTAACTCCATCTCTGGTAATTACTCGCTGACCATACATCCCAGGAAGAACAACTAATCTTCCTCCAGGACCCATTGTCACAGCTACAGCTTTAGCTACAGCATTAATGCCAGCCTGTAAAGCTTTCTTAGCTTCATCTCCAAAAATCATCTTAGTTTTCTTTGCCATAATCTACTCTATCTCTTATGAAATGCTAAATATGTTGCAACAGCATCTGAAGCTGCTAATCTTTTTTCATTGTTGAAAAGTTTTGTTTTAGTCTTAAATCCTTTAAATGATTTGCAAACTACTTTGAAAACATCTTCTTTTTCAGCATTCCTATCTTTAGTTAACGCTTTTTTAGCTTCTTTTGCTGTCACCCATTCATAGGGAATTTTAGCTCCCATTGAAATTCCAATTACTAAACCTTTTACTAGTGCTAAAGCTTGCCCAGATCTTGCACTTCTAGACCCTACTGGATTCTCGAATATAATTTGAGTAGGTTTATATAACTTAATTAATCTAACCAACTCTGTACCAATCTCATCAAGAGTTGTTACATCTGTTTCATGGACAGGTTTTCCTAGAGGCTTAGTCTTAATATAGCCACAGTCCACTACTTTATTTAATTTTTCATCTATTACAGCCCAGCCTGAAGCCCTAAGGGATGGATCTAATACTAATACTTTATTCAAATGTTGCTAAGCCTTTAGTTGTAGAAACATCTAAAGTAAAGGTTTCTATTACATAGCTTTTCCATTTTAAGCCAGGAGCATGCTTTTTAAAAGAATCTCTTAAAAGTGTATTCGAAGCTTCTATAACATTTACCTTTTTAGGGCAAAAAACAATTAACTCTTCTTTGGGGTCAAAGTTATCTGTAAAAGTAACTGTAGAACCGCTTTGAGTCCAATAATTAATCTTCCAGTCTATATAAGCCTGATCATAAAAACTGTTTACAGTAGTGTCTGGTAAAACTATACTTCCAGAAGTAGTAAAGGTAGCTGGAGTTTGATTAATAAAAAGTTGACCATATTGCCCAGAAGCAACATTACTTAAATAACTAAGGGAAGTAGTAGCATTTAAATCCTCACTTCTATAGCCAAAAGAAAGCTGATTTCTAAGTGAATAACCAGTGTATCCTGAAGCTAGAGTAAAGCTACTTGCTGTAGATTCTAAGGAAGTCCTAATTCCAGTACGTAACTTAGCACTTAAGGCATTCTTAGTTTTGGAGTTGGTTTGACCTCCAAACCAAGCTAAATTTTCTAAAGAACTAGCATAGACATGGTTATGCTCATAACTTTTTCTAGAAAAATTAAACCATAGACCTTTTTCATCTATGGTAGTCCACAGATCAATAAGCTCAGCCGTATCAGCTTGATCATCTAAATATACCGTAACTGCACTTAATGCTCGAGCTGCATTTGGAAATCTAGATTTGAGATAGCTTGTATTTGGACTATTAAACTTAAGAAAACCATCTTCTCTGATTTGAGAAGGGTGAATTGCTATGTTATTTTTAGTAACTGGATGTTCAAAATAAACCACACTTCCAGAAGCCCATTTTGATGCTCCAGTAATAAACTGCCAGTCACCAACTCTTGCTTGAGTACTTTGTTGTTGAAGATCTAGGCCTGAGATGATAATGGATTGATCTTCTTGAAACCATCTATAATCTCCAGAGTTAAAAAGATCATCTAAATCTGTAGCAGCCTGAATGGTTACTTTAGATCCATCACTTAAGAGTACTTTAACAGTCTCAACTTTTTTATTGGCTTTTACAAACCAAGCATAACTTAAATCTGCTTCATCAAAGTAGCCGGATCTAGCTAGTCTTAAAGATATTAAAGGAAGATCAAGTTGACTCTTATTCCAAGTAAATACTTCAAAAACTTTTTGAAGAATACTTCCGGTTGTCGAAGGCGTATTAGTTACTGGAATCCAATTAGTCGGAAGACTTAAACCAGTTGGACTATAATAGGTAAGAGAAGTGGTAAATCCTGAGGTGGCAGGTACACTTACTGCATCAAATAAAGTGGGATAAGCATTTGCTTCATACCATCTTGGAAGATAGTACAAAGGTGGAGTCCAAGCATCAAAAATTTTATAGAAATATGCCTGTTGCAAGAAATTTTATTCCACACTTAAAGCTCGCAAGATAAGTCTCTCTCCAGTACCAATAGCTAGCTGGCCCTGATTAGAGATTGGAGAACCATCTAGACCTAATCTTACATTGGCTGAAATTACGGTAGAGTCTGCTAAAGTAGCAATGGCTGATATTTGACTAGTATTGAAAGATCCAATTCCAGATCCATCTTCCACTGGTAAATTATCTACTCTGGCAATAATCTGGTCTCTGATAGATTGTCTAATTACTTCTTTTTTATCCCCTACACCTGCCGCAAAAACTAAGTTAATTTGAACATCAAGCTGTTTGTATATTGGAGATCTAGCTAAAGCTGATACTCCAGCAGGAACAGCTTCATTGAGGAGAGTTTGACATTCTTGAATAATTGTATTAGCTATACTTTGATTATAAGGAATGATAATAATATCAAAAGTACCTGCTCCTCTGTTCATGTCTAATAGATATACATCTCTAACACCTGGTACAGACCTCATTAAAGAAGTAACATTAGCTCTATTCAACACATCTCTTCGAGTTAATTCTTGAAGAATTCTTTCTCGATAAGAAGGATCACTCTCCTGTTCAGAGCCATTTTGAATAGGTAAAATATTAGTAACTGAAACTGTTACTCCAGGGACTCCATGCCGGTTAATTTCTCCAATAGCTACATTATAGATATTACCAGTATCTACTGCAACAACATGAAGATCACTTGCCTGGGCTGCTGGAATACTAGCACCTTCAGTAGTATAAAAAGCAATTTGAGGATCAGTAGCCTTATATACTCTAGCACCTGCTGGAATTACCGCTGTTCCTGAGCCTAAGTTAGTAAATCGAACTGCTCTAGCAAAGCCATTAGTGCCTGCATTTTTAGCAACTCTTCGAGGTACTCCAAAAAGTAAGCCCCAGTTATCTAAGTCTGAGCCGGTAGCAGTACTAAGATTAGATTGTCTTTCAAGCTCTTCTACATAAGCCCAAATACTATCTAACTCAGTCCCTATAATTTTGACAATAGATCCTATAACACTACTTTCAAGCCCAGCAGTTAAGCCAGTCTCAAGGCGGACTCTGTTATAGATTCTATTTACCAACTCTTTAGCAGAAGGTCTTGCAATTGGCATATTTAATTATCCTATCTTAAATAGAGGCTAAGTAAGTTCTAAAGATATTTGATAAGTATTTTTATCAATTATTTTTGTTTTAAAACTTACAATAGTGCACTCTGTAAGAGTACTTTTATGAGTAGTGGGATCTATTTTTTCAATAACATACTCAAATCCAGCTCGAAGTCGGTTCCAGGAACTTAAAAGATCTTTATTAGTTTCAATAACCCCATCAGCAACCCACTCCCCAGATAAAACTAGGGAGTTAGAGTTTTCATATTTTCTAAGTAGATATACTTTTACCATGCGCCGCCGCAACACTTTTTCTTTTTCTTTCCAGAGCCACAAGGACATGGATCATTAGGACCAAGCCTGCCATAAGACTTATAGTGGCCAATACTCTCAATTTTATCTGGTCGACCGACAATTCCTTTTCGAACATTGTCAGCTATTTGCATCCAAGCAGCTGGCCATCTATCAATATTCTTTTCTAGTAAATATTCATCAAGAATTAATTGTCTGGCTTGAGCTTTCATAGTTGCAAGCTTCTCAGGATTGTTAATCAAAGATTCTAAAGCCTCTTCCCAAGTATTAAAACTATCTGAGCCTTGGTTGCCTACTAGTAAAGAATACCCAGGATGTTTTCTATTAAATCTTGCATAAGGCCCAACATTAGATCCAACTGGAACTGCTCCTACTGCTGACATTTCCAAGAACTTGAGTTCAGATTTAGCACAGTTAAACTGACAGGGGATCAGTGGAGCTAATCCAATATCTGCACCATGTAAAGCTGTAGGATGGTCAAGAAAGTGTCTAGCTGGAACATAGGTAACTTGATCATAAGGTAAGTTAAACTTTTGAATTAGATCTTGGACATGATTAATACCTAGATTTAGAGCTAATTGAACATTAGGATACTTCTCTAAAATCTTTTTAAGTGGGTGGCCAATCTGCTGCATATCTTCACCATGAGTAGAGCCGCCTGAGTACATAATTACAATCTTATCTTTCCACTCCTCAGGTTTTTGAATATCTTTTAAGGTAACAGTAGGATTACCAGCTAAATCATACTTAACATCCATTCCCCAATCTCTAAATCCAGGATCTATATAGTTTCCTAAAATTGCAACATTTCTGTTATCTTTATAATACCATCTAGCAATTTCTGGAGTAGTTGTGGTAACTCCGTGACAAGCATACATAATCTTAGGAAGCATAGCTAATTCTGGACTTCCAGGGTGGTAAACTTGATAAGCTGGAGAGCTGGGTAAAACTGAGTGAAGATCATCATCTAATTCGTAGATGATGCAATTGTGAGTTACAATGCAATCATCAGTAACATAAAGCCTATCGGGAGAATCAACTGCAATGCATGTAATAGGCATATTACCAACAAGCTCAATTTTACTAATTGTCCTAGTTGGTGGCTTCCTATTAAAAGTATCTCTAGATTGCTTATAGTTAAAGACTTCAGTTCCTGAAGGTAGACTTGGGCTTAAGATATATGAACCTTGATAATCTGTTAAAACACCTTTAATATTTTTTTTAGTATAGGGTTTTCGATAATATTCGGAGACAGTCCCCCCTAAAGATTGTACCAAAAATTTAAATCCTTTCGCAAGCTCAGGAGACACAGTGGTAAAGTGGCGCTGGCCTGAGTGCTGACAGACCGTACCATCAGTATCCATTAAACCTTGGATTAATGCAAGTCGTTGCTCAGGGCTACCATAAAGATAGGCATCTGGAATAAACTTACTAAAGCTCGTAGTCCCTAATAGTCCCAAGTCTTCCAGATTTTTTCTAAATCTATTTACTTCATTATTATTTTCTTTAAAATATGCCCTAAAGTATACTTCCTTATCTGGAACGATGCTAAGGTACATATCCGCAGGTAATTTTTCTTGAATTAATTCCAGAATTTCTTTATTATTAGAGCAAAAATATAGATTTCTAGATGAAAGGGCCCCATCACCTAACAAAGCTCCTAGAATATAGGGGTCAATTGGCTGTTCAACTTTATTGAATTCTACGGGCTTTACCATCGGAATTCTAAACTTAGCATAGTCATCGGAAGCACTATCCATACACTTTAGAATTTCTAAAGTGGTCAAGCGTTCTTTTCTATAGTATTTATCAAATCTTCGACAGTATCTATTTACTTCCCATAAGTGGTTTCCATCACACAGAACTGAACTTTTGTCTGAGAATGTGACTCTATAGGTGGGTAAAATACCTCTATCATATCTTCCAATAACACCACAAGATTTGCCATTGGATCCAATAACTTGATCTCCAACTTTAATGTCTTTAAACGTTGTCCACCCTGTTGGAGTTAAAAGTTTAGTGTCAGGAGTCCCGCCTTTACCTTCCCAGGCAGCCTGTCTCAAAGCTTCATAAACTTCTGGAGAATGCTGTCTTGGAGCCACAATTATATCATGGCTCATGAAAGAATCAAAGCTATGAAAAGAAGAATAATTAACCTCTGCCCCGTGAATCTTAAGAGAATGTAGGGGGTTAATAACTCTATAGTAGCCACAAGCAGAAGTGTCTGCTACAAGGCCAAGAACCTTTAAATCCTTGTATCTATTGCTAACAACAATATCAGGCAGCTTATTTTTAGCATTAAGAATATTCTGCTTTTCTATTTGATAAAGATCTAATTCTGGTGAAGATTCAGTAGTAACCATATTGTATTATTGAGATCTAGTACCTACTCTAGCAAATACTAAGCCTTCTCTTAAGTCTAGTTGGCTAGTAATTTGAACTATCTTAGATCTCTCTTCTACAGACGGAAACTCTATAATAATCATTACTTTGTTTTCTGACACAGAGGTTGCTGTAACTTCTGGATAGCCTACTAAACTGTCAAAAGCCAATGCATTAACTATTCTTTGTTCCATTGCTGCATGTACTAATCCAGTGTTAGGTTGACCAATAAAATCTTCTAAGTCAGCCCCAATTTGAGGAGATAAAGTCCAGTCTCCAATCTGAGTTTTTAATCTAAATAACACTTCTTGAGCTATTTGATCATCTCCATAAACTAAAGCTAGATCCCCATCTGGTCCTAAAACTAGCTCTCCACCATCTGTAATTTGTAAGTCAATCATTTAAAAACATCCATAGTCTTGGCCTTTTAAGGCTTTATTAACACAATTAAACATTTCAAGTTCCTGGGTAACAGGCTCAGGAGGAGTCCTAAAAACTTCAGCCAAATCAAAGAAATCTGTAAAAGGAACAGGTGTTCCAGCAGGACTCATAAAGAAACAAGATTCTTTTATTGTACTTGCAGGTACTTTTGCAACTGGAACCGGCTTACCATCAAAAATTTCTTTATTAAAATGTTTACCTAGGATTCTAAAGTTTTCAATTCCACTAGAAATAAAAGAAATCTTTTCACTTTGAAGTTGATACCTAACTGCTAATCTTAGAGTGTCTCCATTAACTGCCATGACTAACTTACTCTTTCCTGCAAAGATATCTGCTTGGCCTTGATCTCTTAAAATCCAACCAACTGGAAGTTGGGGATGTTTAGCAGCAATCTCAGTTGCATGCCAGTTTAAAGCATGATGTCTAATAGCTCGGGGATCTGTAAGATGTTTATTAAATAATTCAAAAATCTTCATAAAGCTCCTACTAAATCTAGAATAGGATTTGGAATTAGGTAAGATCCGGTCCTTGCATTAGATCCTTGACTATTTTTACCATTTTCAAGATTTGGTAACTTAGTTGTTGGAGGTGGAAGATATCCAGGATAACCTTCTTTAGGACCAGTTCTATAGTCTGCAATAGGCGGATTGATTAAAGTTCCGTCTGAAGCTAGTCCACTCTCAGGCTTATCTTCTGGAGTGCTAATTCTTAAGTCTCCTGGGATATAGTTTTCACCAGTGTATGCTGGAACAGTTGACCCTTTTCCAAAAGAATAGCTTGCTACGACTGTAGGAGTAATAGTTTTACTCCCTACATTCATCATCTCTGCAGTAGTTTCAGCACCAGGAAAGTAAGCTTGTCTTTTTCCATCTTCACTACCTAAAGTACCATCAACCCATTTAGGATTAATGTAAGTCTTAAAATCTCTAATAGACCCTGGAGGTTTATGAATAACTGATAATCCAGTCTTTACCGAATCATCTTCACCAAGTGCATTATACCTATCAATATCCCCAGCAGCAAGATGGTTCATAGGTGCAAAATAGGGATTATTTCTAATATCTAAATCTACTACTGAACCAGTCCTAACTACAAAACCAGTAGTTGCTGCTGGATTGTTGACAATATTCTCAGTAGTTTTTTGATCTACTTTCTGTCTTAAAATACTTGGAATCATTTAGTTTTTCTCTTTATTGTTCCCCATAAAGCCACATGAACATGATCATAGTGATCTGCTCTAGTAGTTGCATTCTCTACCCAACTAGAGTAAGAGCCCCTATAAACTCTTCCTTTTGGAGAGTAAATAAGCTCTCTAATATTTTCAGGAGCATAGGTAGCTCTAATATAGTCAAAGAAAGCTGCCATTCTAGTCTTACTACCGCCAAAATCTAAGGCCATACCTTGCTCATTACCAATAGATTTACTATGATTAGATGGTCTACCACTTGCATGAGTCTTGGCTCCAGGCCTATACTCACTAGTTACAACTAAACCATGATTTTTACCTTCAATTTTTAATTGTCTTTTCCATGCCCTAAGACCTTCCTCAGTCATAGCATCCACTCCAGAAATATCCACTCCAGCAGTACTAGCTGGTAACTGTTTTATAATATTTTCATAAACTTCAACAGTTCTTTGGAAAAAAGATTGTTCTACTTTTAACAAATCTGGATCTGGATTTCCAGTAATACCTAAAACAAATTTACATGCTTCTTTTTGCTCATCAAAGAATAAATCAAAATAATCTTCATCATCAAAAACTGGACAAGGATTCATACTCATTCCTGGAATAGTATTTAAATCTAGTTCTTTGGGATCAAATTCAAACATAGTTATTGGCCTGTAAATGATTTATATACTTGCTTAGCATAAGCTATTCTTTTTTCCATCATTGGCTTACCAGCTCTTTCCATAGTCTTTTCAAAGAAGTTAGTGGCATCTTCAATGTCGGTCATAACTTTAATTCTATCATATACAGTTTGGCCTCCACTTTTATAAGTCTTCATCTCTTGGACCATATACTCTAATTGAGCAACTAAGCTGTTAGGATCTAGACCTCGACTATTGGCATATTTTACTAAAGATTGCCATCTCTCTGAATAGGTCCATTGCATAATTCCTCTACCTGGACCGCCTCCACCTTGTTTTAAAGTAGGATCTATGCTAGGTGTAGATTCTTGCATTAGGTTACCCATAATGCCTGCAGCACTTTGCGGAGTAAAGCCTAAAGCTTTAAAATAATTCCAAGTCTTTGTCTGATTATTAGAAAGCTTATCAAAGCCCTGTACAGCAGCACCTAACCCAAATGGATCTAAGGGCTTCAGGATATCTGATGCTGTGTTCAAAGCAGCACTTATATTGGAATCAGGAGGTAGACCAATTGGGATACCAATATCAAGTACAAACTTATTTGCCGCGCTCTCTTGTTGAAAAAATCTATCATCAAATGTATCTATTCCTGGAAGTGGGTTAAAACTAAATAAACCACTTCCATTAAGGTCAATCTCATTGGGATCAAATTCAAAAGCCATTAATGAACATCTCCATTGTCTTCTTTTTGAATATAGTTTTGATATTTTTCAATCCACTGTTGATCAACATCATTAATCCCATATTTAGGTACGTCTACTCCTTGGAACGTAGCCAACCAGCTAATACAATTACTATTAACTGAAGGGTCTAAAGCTTGAGTAATTAAATTATCATAGAAGCCAGGCTGATCTCCGATCACAGCCCCTTGATGGCCTTTTATTCCAGCAGTGTAAGGTAACCTTCCAGCTCTTAGTGGAATAATCTTAACACTCTGTCTTGCAGCCAATCTAGCATTGAATCCTTGAAGTAAAGAATTGCCAATTGTAAACCAAGCAACATCAATAGCCAAGCTCACGATTGCTTGGGGCCCAGCATATTTTGCTAATCTAAAGGCTAAGATTCCTTCTTTTCCAAAAGCTAAGGCATCTTTTGCTAGGACCTGAGCAGGAGCTTTATATTTTTTAAGCACATCTGTAATGCTTGCACCTTCTTTAAGGGCTGCTCTTGCTGCCTTGACTTCATCTCTAGCACGTTCAGCTGCACTAATAGCAGATTTCACAACATCAGTTGGTTTCTTACTAATGTCTTCAATGTTATCTATATTTTGAGCCATGGCTCTTCTAAGTCTTACCCTAGCCCTCAGCTTTTCAATTGGATTACTTATTTTTCCAGTAGATGCATCAATAACATCTTTAAAAGCAGCATCTTCTTTAAAGATTATTCTTAAATCTTCACCTAACAAAGACTCATCAGTTAAAAATACACTAAGTTTATCTTCAAGTTCTCTAAGCCTCTTACTTTCAGTACTATTAAGTCCTTTAGTAGTGGTTTTTAGCTTAATGATCTCTGCCAATTCTTCTTCAAAGTCTTCAACATTACCATAGTTCCCAAATGCAGCTGCAATTTGATTAGTATTAGTTTTATCAAATTGATTTAAAGCTTCTACAATCTCTTGACGTTCAAAAGCTGCCTCAGCCTGTGCTCCTAGTGCATTTAAAGGACTAGCTCTGCCCTTGGTTCTTGCAAGAATAAACTCTTCTTTCTTTCTAACAAGTTCTGCATCTAAGTCCAAAGCTCTTAAGTAAGTCAAGTCTATTGTATACTCTTTAGGTATTTTTAAATTATACTTATTAGCTAGTCTGGTAATATCTTCATAAGTAAACTTACCTGTTTTTGCTTCCCATCTAGCCAAATCTTCAACTTGGCTTTTTTCAAGAGCTTTTAGTTCTGCCTCTATTTTTATTTTCTCATCAGGGAATTGAGCTACATCATCAAGAATATCTTGATAAGAAACATCTACAAATTTTCCATCAACTAAAACTGATTTAGTCTTGTCTTTAAATTTTGCAAGTATATCTTTTTGTTGGGCTACTACTTCTTCTCTTAATTGAGCATATAGGTTATCTATTTTATTTCTAAGGTCACCTTGCTGTTTAGCCTTAGCAATAAATTGTTTGGCTCTTGAGGCTCCTTCAACCAAAGCTCTATCTCCTCTAAATGCACCTGATTTCAATAGGGCCATTAAAGAAGCTTTGACAGCTTTATTAATATAGAATGCGGTAACTCTGTCTGAGAAACAGTATAAAGAAGTATACCATTTCTGCCCAATATAAGAATGTGAAGGAAATACAATAGCATCTGGTGAAACCATTGTTACAAATCCAAAGTCTGCATCCATTTTGTGGATAACTTCTTTAACTGTACAAGGTCCTCTTAAGTCATTAATATGATCATTAAGATTCATCATATCTCTAGGTTTAATTGTTGATTCTCCAACAATTGTAAACCAGCCTTGATACATCTCTTTTACTTGGTCACAGAGAGCCATTACAACTCCATTATGAACTGCTGGAGTTGTTGGGGTAGCACTAATGTATTCTGTTAAAGATCCTAGAACAGGTAAGAAAGAACCTGCCTTAGCTATAGACTGAGCTAAGCCACCCCAACCAGCTTGAGTACCAGTCACAGCTATTCCAGTTTCAACCAACATTGTCTTCCTATCAGAAGCAGCAATATCACTATCAACTGCCATGGTTATTGTTCTTAAAGCAGAGTCTTTAGTTCCAAATCCATTGTAGGAATACTGCCCAACAGCATCAGTATAAACATTAGTACTATCAGCCCTAATATCATTAGCCAATAGATTTAACATTGAATGAGCAACATATACTTGAGTATAGTTTCTCCATTTAAGATGTTGAGTTAGAGTTGTTACATCATTTAAGATATTTACACTAGAATAGTTTTGTTGAGCTTCAATATGGGCATTATAATCTTTATCTAAAGTAGCTACGCCTTTTGCTTGAGCCTCAGTCATTATCCAATAAGTATCGTTTGGAGTAGTAAAAACCCCCCAGTTACCCATTATAAATTTTTCTTGGGTATGTTCAATATATGGATCATTTGTAATATATGAAACTGAATCGTCTATGAAAACAATCACCCAAGATTCTGATCTATAGTTTGCATAGTTAACTCTACTTTGAGCCCTAATAGTAATAGCTTTTAGGGATTTAATTTCTTTCTTAAAGTAGGCTTTAACAGATTCTTCTAAAGCAGTGATTCTTGCTGGATCTATTATATCTCCATATTTCTCAACCTGCTTCACTGTAGCTTCGGTAACAGTAGGTTTAACTGGTTGAGTTCCCTGTTGTTTTCCAAGCTGTTCTGCTGTAGCTCCTACATTAGGAGTTCCCTGGAAATAGTTAGAAACTCCAACATCCAAGATAGAAGATTTATAAGTATAATGGAAAGGATACCAAGGCTTACCAAAGAACAAAGTAGATCTATTACAGAATGGTTCTGCTGATGCTACAAAATCTAAAGTAGCCCTTCTACATACTTCAATAACTTTCCAAGGAGTAGGTTCATTAACTTCAACTGAGAAGAGATTCTTTTCTGTATTCCAGGCAGTTAAACCCATTATAAAATTAAAGAAGTCAAAGCTAGGGATACCTTGTTCAATCTTAGTTGGAGAAGAAGAGTAGATATTTATCTGTAATTCAGCAGCAGAGTGCAGGAATCCTACAAATTTAATATCTCCAAAATGAGCAATACCATGGCTAAAATCTCTAAATAAACCTTGGCTTACGTTAGCCATAATTCCAGGAGCAATTAGAGATTCAGTAACAATAACTGAAGGATCTCTACCTGCCCCAAAGGCAGCTCCAGTTGCATAGGCAAATGAGTTCCCTGATTTAACTAGCTTTTGAGTAGATGGTTTTTCCAGCTCAGCACCATCTCCAACAGCTGTAACTTTAATGAAGCCTTCCCCAACTGGGACATCTACAACTTGCCCATTAAAGACAACTGGTAGTTTGGCCACATTAGAGCCGTAGCCCATTCTTACTTGGATTCTTGCTCCAGCAGAAAGAACAACTTGCTTAAGATGATTATTTTGCCATAATCTAATCACTTGATCTGGAACTTTCTTGATAACAAGATCATTCCATAACTCTCCTACAGCTCTAAAAGGAAAAGTAGCAAAAGCCAGAACTGGGTTGTCTCCAGGCTTTCCAAATTCTTTCTTAAAAATTCTCTTACTAGTTTCAACAGCCATCTGATGTTCAAAAGCTTCCATTTGAGCATAAGCTGTTAAATTATGGAACATATTTGAGAATATAATATCACAAGTTCCGCCGGGAAAATGTTTAGATTTAAAGATTTCAATTGAACCAACTCCAGTTCTAGTATAGAAGTTATCCCAAAGTTTGGTGCTACCTTGAGCCCAATAAAATCCTTCATTAGTAATGATTACTTTATAAGCTGGATATGCTCCTAGTAATTTTCCAAAAGGAGCATGTTCTCGCATTGCAACCAAGGAGCCATAAATAGCAGCTTCACTTTCAGGCTCAATTGCCATTTTAAGTTTTTGGGCCTGCTGCATTTGAAGTTCCAGAGAGCTCTTATTCATATCAAAAGGCTCTCCTCCTCCGGGAGCTGGATTGGTATCTCCATATTTTACTAGCTCTGGTAACTTAGGCTCCAGAGTTACTCTAGCTGCATGAATTAATTTTGATCTTCCAGAGGGAGTAAAGTTGGTATTAAGATACTTACCATCATCTCCAATCATGATTAAGCCAGAGAGTGGATAGAAGAATGGATCAAAATCTGAGTTCTTGTTATTATTCCAATAAGAACCATAAACTCTGCACATATGGATATACCCAGCAAAATACTCATCAATGAATATTCCACCTTCTGGTAATCTAGCAATAGCGGTTTGAATAGCAGCCCTAGCTTCTCTAGTAAAAGCTCCACCAGTTCGCTCAGCCTCTTGAGCAGCTGATGCTAAAATGATAGCCGCTTCTGGTTTTAATTTTTGATTAGTGGTATCCCACCATCTTTGTCTACCTTTAATAGTTAGTTGAAGATGGGCTGCTATTAAAGCTAGCGAAGGAATTTTATACTCTTTTAAGAATTTTGCATAAACTCTTGTAAAAGCATCAATAGCTTGAGCTCCTTTGCCTACTGTATTTTCATCAAAATCTCCGCCACCTTGTTCTTGAGATGCTTTGGGATCAAAATACTGGAAGCCATCTCTTAAGAAAAAGATAGTTCTAATAATATGCGGATCTATATAAGTTGTAGAATCCGTATACTTGAGTGCAATTTTATCAACTAAATCCCAATTCTTTTCAACATTATCTGCAGGGCTGCTTCCTTGAACAAAAGTTTTAATTGCTTTGGTACTTACATCTTTAAACCAGGTATAATTAGCATTAATTTTTGCTGTTCTGATGATAAAGCTATTGGGATCAATTTTTTGGGCTACATACTTAGTAGTAGAATCCATCCAGTTTGGAGGCAAAGCACCATAAGCTCTTGTAGAATGCCACTCAGCTGCGGTTAGAAGTTTATCAAGAGTTATGTCTTCTGACGATCTCCATAGGATAGTATTGTCTGCTAACAAGAAGCCTTTAGTACTTACACCTGTCTGGAAAACTGATTGAGGCCCTCTAGGAGCCCAATTAGAGCTTTTTCTTGTAGTTTGTTGTCTCCAAGCAATTGAAAAATATGCTGCTAAATCATTGGACATGTTAGAGATGTCTTCAGCAGTAGGAGTATTATTTCCAGATCCAAAATAATCTCCAATTCTTTGAGCCATGTCAGGATCCTTTTCATAGGAATATCCTGCATCCTCATCTACAATTGGACCTTGAAGAAGTAAATCTTCTAAAGCTTGCCCAACAATAAGTTCATCTCCAACTAATTCTACCGAAGTAAGATTAAGCTGTTTAACCCACCATCTATCTCCAGACTCATTGATAAGAGCTTGAGTACCATCATCATAACCTTTCTTTAATTTAGTTGCTCTTTCTTTAGGGCCTTGATTATTAAATAGTGTTTCTAAAGTAGATTGAGTATGCTTGGCACCTCTGTTCCAGTAATCTGGACCCATTCCAGTATACAGCCCATGCTTAGGATCAAATTCTCTATAGCCTGGAACCATCTTCTGATGTTCAATATCATTAGGAATAGCTTCAAAGTCATCTGCAACTTTACCAAACATAAAGTTACCTACAGTATCAAAGTTATCTTTCCAGGTTGCATGTTTAATGTAGTAACAGTAAAAATCAGGATCTGTAAAAGCACTAGATTCTGCAATCTTGGTTGTCTCTTTAACATTAACCCAAGGCCAATTATTTTTAATATCTTTATAATAAAGAGGTATATATTCTGCTACATATTTTACAATCTGTTGATCATATGCTGTAAAGTTTGAAGCTACTGAGCCTGCTACTGTTCCGACTGCTGGAATAATATTCAATCCATTAGTATTTTTAGGACTATACAATTCAGCAGCCTTTTTAATTGCTGAGATCCATAAATCTAGTTCACCTTTAGTAGGTAAACTCATATCAAGATACACTTCTTCTTTAGCTAAAGAAGCTTGTAAACTAAACCATTCTCTAGCTTTTTCAACTATGGGATCAAAGTCACCATAGTTTCCATCTCGGTATTGATTACCATAATTATAAAGTTGGCCCAAAGCTGCTACTGAAGTGGATAGATATTTCATCTCCTCAGCATACTTTTGTTTAGGATCAAACTCAATAAAAGTAAGTGTAAAATTCCACACATCTGGCTGTTGATCAACTGAATCAAAAGACAGAGTTAAAGGCATTACAAAGTCTACTCCTAAGAGTTGAAAGATTTCATTTCTAACTCTTAAGAATGCACCATTCATCATATGTTGCTTTTGACTTTCTTTTCCAGAGGTTACATATCTTCTTGAAGTCTTATTTAATGCTCGAGCATCAAATTCTTCTTTAAGATTTTCCAGCATCTTTCTAGCTTCTCGACCAAAAGCTTTGCCTTGGATAATAAAAGTAGCATCCATTCCACCCATGTACTGGTGAATTGGAGTAGGGAAAGCCATAGTATTTAACAGAGCTAGAGAATGACCTCTAGATCCAGCAATACTTTCAATTACAACATCTCTTTCTTTAGCTTTTTGAGTATTAAAAGTAGTGAGATATTCTGCATCTGGATTAAAATTATCAGCTAATAGTCTGGTAACATCTTGATAAAGAACTCCATCAGCTCCTTGAATCAAGTTTTCTGCTTGGGTAATAGCTTGATCTGTAACTTGTTTTAGTTTCTGAGTTCCGACTGAGCCTTGCTGGGTAACAATGAAGAAACCATAATATATTTGAGGTTCATTTTGTCTAGCTTGAAGTTCGGGAAGAACAGTACTGATATAATAGTTATATTGGGGATCACTAGGAGGTGGAGGTGTAACTCTAAATTCTTCACCCAAGTATTTAACTCTAGTTTGTCTAGCTATAGCTTCTGCTAAGCTCCCTCCAGCATCAGAAATATCTTCTTTAGTAATATCTAAAATAGGTAAATCACTTAAGATTGGAATTTGAGTTGCAGGTCTACCCACTCCAAATGTTTTAGTTACATATTTAACATCAAGATAACCAGATTGAGATAGAAAATTTCCTTGGTCATCAATAAAATTATAACTAGCTAGTTTACTCCACTCTACTAAACCTTCAAAAGAAGACATATTAGCATCAAACTTAGCTGTTCCAGTAGCTTGTGTAGTAAGCCCAAACATAGCCTTAGCAATATTGGCTTGATCTAGTTTCAAAAGAAAGACTCTAGTACCTCTAGCTGCATTACCAGTAAGAATAATTTCTTTGGCATTTCTAGAAGTTAATCTTGTACTATCTTGATTAAGTAAACCAAATCTTAAAGTATTAAGAGCATTGAGATCTTCTAAAGCTGGATTGGCATCTCTCCTAAGAGTCAGTAATTCATCAATTAACTTACCAGTTCTATCATCTGGAAAAGCAAATTCTAATACTCCATCAAATTTCTTGTCTTCAAATCTAGACCTCTGCCTGGTTTTCCCCCAGATTTTCATCAAGGGCCAGCAGATAAAATCATCCATTTGACATCTGGCATTGCCAAGATCTTTTCTAGCTACTGAAGTAAAGCTAGCTTTGTAATCAACTGATGCTTCATCAGCAGGTGGAACATACCACTCCCAGTTAAATGGATCAAAATTAATACTAACTTGAAGAGTATTAGGCAAACCTTCTACCGTAGCTACTGAGAAATTCCTAACAGCAATAGCTCTATGGGGAATATCTCCATCATCCCAACCTGTACCAAATGGACCCCCTTCAACTGTAAGAAAAGGTTGGAGCCCTATTTGTTCAAAAACATCTGCGACTGATTTTCTAATTTCTTCTGGGCCATTAGCCATGTAAGAAATTGAGTAGCTTTCATAGGCCTTTCCAGTTCCTTTTTTGATAGTACCACTATCTCTAAGCATTGGAACTTGATCAATTTGTGAGTTTCTAGTATAGCTTAAATAGTTAATTGGATTATCAAAAACTGCATAGCCAATTCTAGTTTTAGTCCGATCTAAAACTTTATCTCCATCTACAATATATGGATCAAAAGGAACTCTTAAAGGTCTAAACCCAGGCTCAACTAATTCTGTAAGATTTTCTGTCTTCGGAGTTGACTCTTTAGGAGATCCAAATAATCCTTGACTTACTTGCCACTTAGTTACGGTAATATAGGTAGGTGAGTTAGGCTGGATAACTGTATTTTTAGGATCAAAACTAAAATCAATTACAATCTGACTATTAGCAATTTTATATACATAGTCTGTAGCATTTATAAAGTCATCAAATACAGCTCTACTACCAAATATAATTTGAAGTCTAGGATCACTTTTACTGGTTCGTACTTGAGCTAAATAGATCTTTTTTTCTATCTCAACTGTGAAGGTTAAGGTTATAGCTACCGCATCTGAGTAAACATGTTTTACTTCAGTGATTAGTCCAGTTAGAGTATTATTGATATCAGGCATTTAGAGTAGGCCGTTTAAGGATGGATTAAAGTGACTGCGTACTTGACCAGTTGCTTTAAAAGTTGTTGGAGGTCTTTGAGGCATAGCTACATCTCCCTGTTGTTGGGGAGTTGGTCTGCCAGCAGGATTAGTAGCTTGGATTGTAGCCATAACATCTTGACCTCTTCTACCTCTTCCACTTTGTCTTGCTAACTTCCTTTGAGCAAATGTATGAGCTAAAGGAATAGTTAAAGCCGCAGCAGCAAAAGCAAAATTATGTTGTGATAAAATAGAGGCCAACCTAGGATTACCTTCAACCAAACTATTAAATCCTTTTACAGCTTCTTCACCCCACTTGAAACTAGTCAAGAAAGAAGCAAAAGATTGCATTGCTTTAGCTCCTCCATTGTCAACTGCAACTTTAGCAGCCATCCCAGCAGCTCCAGCAATACTGTTAGTTAAAATAGCAGAACTTGTTGTTTGCCCTCTTCTAGTATCAGCTGCCACACCCATTGCAATGGAAGCTCCAAAATATGTCTTAGTTCCATTACCTCTAATAGAACCTGCCATCCCAGCTAATCCTGCACCTACTTGGGAAAGTAAATATTCATCTCCATGGGAACCTTTTCTTCTTCTAGAGACTCTACCTCTTTGTTGACCGGAATGTTTAAGATGATGACCTGCAACCATCAATCCTACTGCAGCTAATCCCATACCAATTGCTGTTTTATTTTCTACTAAAACCTTACCAATTATATTGTCTGCTTCAGCAGCAGCTTCAGTTTGGACAGCTTTAACTGGATTTACTTTAGGGGGCCTTACTTTAGTTTCAACTGGAGGAGTTGTTTTAGGTTTGGGTACTTTTTTAGGTTGAACTGGAGTTGTAGTAACTTTAGGATTTGCAGGGGCTACAACTTCACTTATAGAAGGTTTGACTTGAACTGGTTCAGCTGAGTGAATTGGAATTGGAGGCTCTATTGGGGCATGAGCAGTAGTTTGTTCATTTGTTGCTCGCTCAGCATAAGTTTTAACTGGACCCCATTTTAATGGGGAACTTTCTGGTAAGCTCTCTAGATTTTTAGCAAAACCTTGTCTATCAAATTTTGGCCTGTTTTTTAACTTTTCTAGTCTTCTTTGAGGTCCAGCAATCAGAGGATCTTCAGTAGGTTTAGATCCATATTTCTTTCTAATTAGCTTTTGAGTTTTTCTTCTGGTTTTGGTTATTTCTGCTCTCAGTTGTCTAGACTTTCTTGTTAAATTAATTAACCGACCATCAGCAAGAAGTTCCTTAGATCCAGCGTAATAGGCATCTGTATGCTCTAGCCAAGGATGATACCCATTTGATAATGCAACTGGTTTTCCTTGTTGAATTCTAAAATTTCGAATTTTTTTATTTTCTAATTCTATTAATTTTCGAGTAACAGGATCATTAGTTGGAGATTGAATATAGTAATCGCCGTATCTAATTTTAGCCCAGGCTTCATTCCAGCCCATTTCCCCGCCAGCTAGAGATGCTTCCAAAGGACTATTTGTTATAGAAAAAAAGTTAGCTCTTTGAGCGTCTAAATTTGCTATTCTTCTTCCTGTTTGTTTGTCAAGAGATGAAGCAACATCACCTTTCCAAATTGTATTTACTTGTTTGGGTTCTACAACAAGTTGAACATCTTCTCCACGAAAGTTTCCTTCATCTCCAAACTTAGATTGGTTTTTGCTTCCAAATAATGAATCGCCTCGTGGCTTGATAGCAAGTGCCAATTCAATTCCAGTCCCATGACCAAAATTTTGGCCAATTTTTGATCTCTCAATAGTTTGAGTAATAAGATCAGAAATTTCACTAGAAGAGTTTAAAATTGCTTTTGAAAACCCTGGAACATTTAAGGTATGGGTCACCTCAATAGGAAACTCAGAAAATTCATTATATTTTACAGGATTTGATTTATAGAAGGTTTCTCTAAGCTGATTGGCTTTTTGAGCTGAATCTGCAACCCCTCCCATTTTATTTTTAGTCTCTGCAATTTGTAATTTTCTAGCAATTTCTTTTGGGTCAACAGGAGAATCATAGCTTAGACCTCCATCTTTATGGGCCCTAAATATATGGGTAGATGTCTCCCTATAGTTAGCTCCACTCTCAGCATCCCATTCAAATCTTTGAAGCTGTAATTTAGTAGAGCTATTTAGTGGATCAAGTATATTTACATGACCGCCTTCATCAGTTAAACTAAAATAAATTAATTTTTCCCGGGCGGTCATACTAGTATTAGTGCCAATTTCTGAAATCTTGGCTAGCAGATAGTCAGGACTCATCCCCTCAGGTAATGTAAGTAGCAAAGGGGAAGTATCTGTGACATGATGAGTGCCCAGAATTCTATACATATTAGACTGAGCTATGGCATCATTCCAAAATTTCCTCATTTAAAGATTTCTCCTAAGAACATCTCTAGCTGTAATACCTAGATCTTTCTGTCTCTTATCTTGAATAAAAGTATCTTGATTAATTATCTCCATTTTCTGAGATACAGCATTATAAGTTTCTCTAAGCAGATACTCTTGTTCTTTCTTATCCCTCACAAAACCCTTAAAAGATATATTCAACATAAAGGGTGTAATTTCACCATACCAGATCCTCTGAGCTCCTTCTGGATTACCAGGAATCTCAGAGTTCTTAGCTACACTATTTTTTAAATTATTAGATAATCTACCCTGCCGCAATTCAGGTTCTGCAGGATTGTGGGCAGCCATTAAGGCAGCTATTCCACCTAAAGCAGCCATTGGAGGCACCACTTTTGAAATAGCTTTCATCATAGCAGCAGTATGGATAGCCTCCCTCTCAGTACCTAAGAAAGTAGATGGGGCACTTTGGCCAGCTGCATTTACACCTCTATGCAACTGTTCTGGAATAACTTCTTTTCCAACAGCCTGGAATCCAGCTTTAGTAGCTTCAGTTACAGCCTCATGGGCATCTTTAATTCCAGTACCTTTCAAAATATTATTAAGAGTCTCAGGATAGTTACCCTTAAAAGGATTATCATCAGCCCAGGTTTGCTCATGTAAAGTATCTACTAATCTATCTATTAGAGCTTTACCATCTGCAACATCTCTAGGCAACAGGCCTTTTGCCTCTAGCCCATTAACATCGCTATAGATATTATTAGCCCAATGGATGGCTTTTCTAACTTCATGGGGAGTTAGTTGAGCCAGCATTTCAACATGTTGAAAGTTAGCTTGGGTTCGCATTGACTCTAAAACTTCTGGATCCTTCAGATGATTATAGATTAATTGCGTAGCTTCTTCTGGAGAGAAGTTTTTCATACCTCTAAGTGATTCAATAAGTGGGCCTACTTCTCCACCGTTATCTTGAAGTCCAGTAATCAATGCATTTTTAAATAGATTTGACTTTTGAAGCATTCTTAGCCCTTCTGCAATCTCTTGATTGGGAGAAGTTTCATGAATGATTCCTTGCATTTCTGTTTTCCACAAATTTAAATCTTTCCCTAGCTTACGGTCATTAGAATGTTGCCGCATTAAACCCATAAAGTTTTCATACTTAGCTTGCCCCATTTGACCATGAGCTTCTTGAAAACCAGCTAATAAAGCCCTATTAGCTGGACCTATATTATCTTCTTCTAGTACTGCATAAGTTGCAACTTCTCCAGCTAAAGTAGCTAATTGAGCAGGCATCTTTACACCCATATCTGAATTTAAGTGAATACTTACTCTAGCCCGATCTCCAAATCCTACGGAAATTCTAGGAGCATCAAACTTATGGGCCCCTGTAAATCCAGCTTTCTCTAAGAGCATTTGATGGATAGCTGAATAACCTAAAGTTAAGCTATTCATTCTAGCTATAGGATCTTTAGATTCATAAACTGTACCCATCATTTTGCCAAAGACTGAATTAGCTACTTGGCCATATAAACCCTGTTGAAGATCTCCAGCATATTGGCTATTTGTAGCCATAGTTTCAATCTCATGGGAGAACAAAGTTTTGAGTCTAGGTAAAGCTGGTCCATAAGTAATTTTAGGGGCTATCTGATCATCAAAAAGTGCCTCAGCTATTCTCTTTGCTTCAGCAGCTCTTGCAAAAATATCTGCTTCAGAGCCTAATTGAGCCTCAATTTCATCAAAATGTTGGATTGCCCGATGCCTAGCTCCAGCAATAAGATAGTGTCCAGAGGTACCTTCGGCTGCAAGTTCATAGCTTCCTGGAAGTTTTCCAGTTGCATCCCTAAATGTTTTAGTTAAAGGATTAAATTGTCGTACTTGACGGGCTTGTCTTTCATAAGTAGCACTATCAAATACTTCTTTATTAAAGCTATTATCTAAAGATCTACCAGCCATAGCTCTTATAGTTCTAGGATCAGACTCAACTATTGAATGTGTTCCAGGAGTATAGCCAATAGCTTTACCTTCTGCATCAAAAATAGGTGTTTGATGTTCAAATACAGCTCTAGTTATTATTCTACCATCATCAAGATGACTAGTAGAGCTAATTAATTTTGAGACTCCTCCATAATGTGGACTCATACTATAGTTATCATAAATATAGCCTGTACCATAATTAGTAGTTTGAAGGCCTTCAATATTAGCAGCAATGGCTGCTCTGTGTTGTTTTAAAATCTTAATTCCAAAGTTAACGTCATCTACAGCAGAGTGAGCACCTCTGGTTAGATAGCTTCCAGATTGAAGTGCTAAGTTATCAAGTGCAACTGAACCTTCTAATCCAGCAACTTGAAGAAGCACAGTCTGATCTAAATAGTTCTGATCAGCAGCGTTGAGGATTTCAATAGTTTCAAACATATCAATTCCTCTATTCTGAAGATCTCTAGCTGTAGCCAACATGACTTCTAAGTCAACTCCAGTTTGACTCATGATAATTTTGCCCTTAATACTTTTAGCAAAGGATCTTAAAAATTCAGCCTGTTGTTGAGGTTCATAGTGACCTTTCTTAATAGCAGATATTATTTCTCCAGCACTAAAAGAACCGGTTACTTTTCTAGCACCTAATTCTGTAATAGTTCTAAAGCCTGTTTCTGCACTAGTAGTAAATTCAGTATCAAATGAGATTCCACCTTCCTTAAGAAATCTTTGAGCTAATTCAATTTGATGATCAACTCCACTATGAAAGTCTGTAGCAATTGGGACTTCTTTTCCAATAGATTTTAAATGAGCAAATGCAAGTTGACCAGCTTCTTTACCTTTCTTGGCTGCAGATATATATTGTTCTTGAACATCAAGTCTTTTAACTAAAGTAGATTCTTGGGTTAGAGCCATTGAATCTATATTAGATTTATATCTAAAATCCACCGATGGGTGAGCCAAAATATCTTTTTCAATTACATAATCTTGGGGGGCAAAAGCTAATTTTTCATCTGCAAGATTATGAACTCCACCTTTATCAAACTTTTTAATAGTATTTGGATTAGAAGTCTGAAATACTTTCAAAGAAGCATACTCAGCCTGGAGACCTTCTCTAGAATGTCCTCCAGCTTTTAAAGCTTCTTCAATTTCTTGAGCTGATCTTGCAATAAGTACTTTCTCATAATTATTTTCAAGATGGGCCATATAAAACTTTTGATTTCCAGACTTTAGAGGCTGAGTTGAAGTGTCAAGAAAAGCACTTCTAATAGTTTCAGTCTTATAAACTGCAAGGCCCCCAGAAGTAACTTTGCCTAGTCTTCCTGGAGTAGCAAAATCATCAAGCAGTCTTTTCATATGTTGAGACTCTAGGCCTTCAACATGGGCTTTAGTTTGAGCTAATACATCATCTAAATTTAAAATTGCTTTTCCAATTTGAGGGTTGGCTTGAAGTTCTTTTATTTTAGTATAGTCAGCTCCACGCATAGCTATATACTGATTTTCTTTACCCATCTTTTTGAGAAAAGACTTTCTCAAATCAGCATCTACTCTAGAAGAGACCTTTCTAACTTCTTTACCTGTTCCTAGAGAATATTCAACTTCATTAGTTCCTACCAATTCATCAAAAAAAGTAGTAGGGTCCATGACTATTAAATCTGAATCAAAGGCCCCCTTTTGAGCAGCTTGGTTAAAAGCAGTTAGATCTCTCTTAATACCCATTCGACCCCATGGCTGCTCAGTTTTAGCAGTCTGTTTGCTATAGGTATTTCTGGCCCAAGAGTAGATACTTTTATCATTATTTATGACTTTACTAATCCATCGGTGGACTGTAGGATCAGGATGATCAATTAAGTGATTAAACAATCCTCTAAGATTGCTATCAATTTTACCAGATTCATTTAATCTTTTAATACTTTTAATCATTCTTTGATTAAAAGAAGCTCTGGCAAAGGTTGCATTGGCTTTATTATCTCCAGTTCTAGCTACATCAAGTAACCCTGGTACACCTGAAGTTGTTCCTAAGACTCGTTCAACCATTCTAGAAACTTCAGAGTCAGAAGTTCCAGGAGCTGAGGTTATCCCAGCTACAAAATCTTCCATGCCTCTATGTTCAATTTCTTTTTGGAACTTAACTGGATTCTTTATAATCCTATCAATTAACCTATTTTCTTGCCAAGTAGGATCAAAATCTTCACCTCTCTTTCCTATTTGTCTTTCTAGAAGTTTATAATCTTGACCTTGGTTACCTGTAAAAAGTCCTCTTAGTTCAGGGGCACCCATAGTCCCCATAGGTCCATTTCCCACACTACTTTTAGCCGCAGAAAATATCGCATTATGAAGCTCTTCAGCAAAAGTCTCTAAATGTTCAGGCTGATAAGATCCATCTGTATTCAATTCAGAAATAACTTCTAAAATAGTTTCTTTACTAGGAACAGCTGGCCCAGGTACGGTCAAGGCTTTAGCTATAGTCATAACCTTTTCAGGCATAGTATCTTTAGTATTCCCAACTAAGTTAATAAGGTCTCTTAGAAGATTTGAAGTATTTGGTACATCTGATGTATCTGATACTAATTCGTTTAAGATTTTTTTATTACCTTGTAAAGCTTCAGTAAGATTACTAATAACTTTATTAGAAACTTGTTCCGGAGTTAATTGATCATAATTATTTTTAATATGTAAAAATTCTTGCTCAAATTGAACTAAAGATTCAATATGGAATTGAGACAGTTTTTGAGTGTACAGGTTAATCATAAAAGCTGTAACACCCAAGCCTTCAGCTAGAGTAATAACTGACTGAAGAATGTAGTCAGCTCTGGATTTATTTTCTCTGAAGGTGGATCCAATATGATTTGAAAGCCCTCCGAGATGATGAATAGCCATATTTTAGATGTACTCAAGTAGAGTCAATAAACTAAAAAGCCCCTACATTTGTAGGGGCCCAGTTAACTAACTAACAAACAAAATTTATGCTTCAGGCTCAGTCGGTAGAGCTTCTCTAACTGAGTCTTGCTTTTTAACAAAATCTCGAACTCTTTCAATAGCTGCCTTTTCTCTGAGCTCTGCAATCTTTGCAGCTTTTCTACCTTTATTTCTAGTAGGAGCAGAATACCCTCCATTAGTAGCTAAAATAAAAGTCATCTTCATTTTATCAAGATTCTTAAGTTGCTTTTCATAGAATTCTTGATCAATCAATTTCTTTTCTAGCTGATCTTTTAAAGCTTCCAGATCTTTTGTAAGATCAATCATACCTCGATTAATATTGCCGTACTTCATCCTTATCTATCTATACTCTCTTTTAGAAATAAATATTACATACTTCTTCTAATTTTTTCCATTAATTGTGGAGTTTGATCTTCAAATAAATCCATATCAACATTTACACTACTATAATCACTAGGTGTAAAGGAAGCTTCAGCTGTTACTCCATGTAAACCTCCATCTCTAATGATACTTTGAATTCTAGCATTAACCCAAGCATAGGTTGGATGATCCATTCTTGGAATTGGAACATCTCCAGTGTAAGCTCTAGCCTTTTCAATTCTAGATCTGGTAGGCCTTTCTATAATTAATTCCTCATTAGCTGCAGCTCGAGCCTTAAGATCTTCATCATTTGTTCTTGCATTCCAGCCTTGCCAATTAGAATCAGGTAAATAGTGTTGTTTAAAATAAGCTGTTAAATTTGGTTTATTAGGTACTTCATCTGCATTTAAGAATTTACCTAAAACTCTCTTCTCTGAATCTGGAAGCATGTTATAAAACTTTCTCTTCTCCGACAGAGAACCAGTACTAATTATTTCTTCTGCAATCTGTTGATGTCTTCCAGGAATTACAGAAAGAGCACTCTGTAGGCTACCAGTGTTCTCATCGTAGCCGTACATGGTATTTCTTGCCTTCCTGTTGGCCCATACAGCCATTGTGCCCCAAGGTCCCAGTGCAACAGCCTCTCGGTCATCAGAGCTCTCCAGTGCATCAATATCCGTACCTTCTTCTTTCTTAGCTTTATGCTTAGCAGCTTCAGCAATAGTACTATATTTTACAAATTCTAAAGTATCCCAATACTCATCAAATTCAGCTTGCTTATTGTATCTAGACGGAGTCCAAGTCTTACCTGTAAATAAATCAAAAGCTTTAGCAGCTAAAGAAGCAGTTAAGCCAACTATAGCTCCTGTACCAGAGCCAACCATCTTACCTTTAGTAGTTCCAAAGAATAGGGAAGCTATAAAAGCAGTCTGCAGAGAGGCTGTAATTGGATTTTTATGGGCCATTGAGCTTATTGTCGGCTCAATAATAGTTCCAATTGGATCATTCCAATCTGCATGATCAATTCCATAAACTTCTCCTCTTTCAAATTGTTCCAGGGGTGAACGTACTCTGAGGAACTTATTTGAGATTATATTGTCACTATGTAAAAGCTTCTCAGCCATTTTGCCCATAAAAGAATCTCCATAGAGAACTTTATAAGCTAAGGGATTTTTAGCATCAAGATCTGGATGACCTATTCCAGCTTTAATTAGTTTTCTATTAGCATTTCCAATTATAACATCTGTAGAAGTATCAGCCATTGTGTCTGGATTAAATTGACCTTCTACAAAAGTCATATTAGTCATTCTTCCTGGAACAATTCCATATTTAGCTAATACCGACTCAGGGTCCTCATTAATAAAGGCTTGTTTATCAAACTTAACTCCAGCAAGTTTAACCGTACCCATCTCAGTTATAATCTCTCCATTGGGTCCAATATCTTCAATAAACAAGCTTTGAGACTCAGTAGGAACCCCATATCTGTATGGATAGGTTCTAGAAGTTTGGCTTAATCTCTTAGCTCTTCTTTTGGCTTCTTCAAATCTATCTTTTTCAAAACCACCAAATCCTCCAGATTCTTCTGCAAATTGAACAGCTTTTCGGTACTCAGGTGAGCCAGGTGCAACCTTAGAAAGAATATCAATCCTAGTTAAGAGATCATAAGTTTCATATGGAGAAATAGTTCCTTTTTCAACCATTTGATTAACAGCAGTTCTAGCCCGATCAATTCGATCTGTAATTCCTCGCCATCTTGCTGGATCAAAGGCATAGTTTTCTACTCTGATCTGAGAAGGGTCATCTCTATTAACAAATACTAAGTGACCCTGTTTAATCCCAGTAATAGCCATATATGCCGTAATTTGGTCAATATATTTTTCTGGAGTAGTTCCCCAAGATTTAGAGCCCTGGGTTTTAATATCTAAAAGCTCATAACCATTAGGACCTCTAGTGATAGCGTCAATGGTACCTGAGATATTGTGTTCTTCATCATAGACTGAAGTTTCAGCTCCAACTAGAATACCATACTTGCTCATTTGCCGTTGGATATTAAGATGGACTGCTGAGTTGCCGGTATAGAAAACTTTTCCTTTTCTTCTAGCACACCAAGTTGCATTTTTAACGGTTGGGCACCACACTGTGCCTTTATAGAATTTTTTAGTAACTTTTTCTCTAATTCTTCTAAAACCTAACAATTCTCTATCTGGAAAGGATAGTATGTATTCTTTAGCAATTCGCTCATTGTCTTTATATCTATAAATCCATTCACTTTCGTATCTATTAATGCTTTTACCTAATAATAAGCAGGCTAGCTCAATAGCTTTTAATCTATTAGGATCTGATTGGCCGATTATGTAAGATCGCTTCCCATCAGCTTTAATTGATGTTTCAATAAAAATATTAAGTTGAGCCTCAGTTAGGCTATAAATAAAATCTAGTGGAATAATTTTATTGGGAGCTAACTCAATAATACTTTTTGATGCATGTACATTTAATCTGAATGTTGCTTTTTCCAGGTCTTGATCATATTCTGCCCACATTGCAAGTTTATTAGGATTAGCAATTTTCATATTTGGTGTTTGTGGTCCAAATAAATTTTCTAATATAGCTCTAATTTCTTCAACATACGGCATGTTAACTTTTTTAGATTGGCATATTGAGATCAATCCATTTTGTGTTGCGCCCTCTGTCCAATACCAAGCCAATAGTTTTACAAAGTCATCTGAGTACGTTTCCATAGTAGGAAAATCAGAATATTTTGCACTTAGTATAATATGATTTAAAGCAGACGTAAGTTTATCTGATGTGGTCCATTCTCGTTCCCACCTTTCAGGGAAGTTCTCTCCAAGATTATTTGTTCTTTTTTGGTACTGCTTTATTACAGGCCATTTATGATTTGGAGTAGTTAAAGAAGAATGATATTGAGTCTCAATAGAGATAAGATTTCTTCCACCAACCCAATATTTATTAATATACTCAATAGGATGCCATTCAGTAAGGCCGGTCTCATGGTTTAAAGTTAAAATTAAATCTCCTTCTTTAAATTGACCTAAAACTTTCCAACCTTCTTTAGTGAGAATTTCTGTTTCAGTATCTACACATCCAAATGCTACAATATCATCTGCATCAGCCCCATCCAAAGGCTCCATTGGGTTGAGCCACTTTCTAATAAGCTCTTCTTCAGAATAGCCTACTGAAGAACCTCTTACTCTAAGATTTTTAACCCAAGGATTGGCTCTTTCATATGCTGGCCCAGGTAAGTTTAATTCACCAATTCCAGGGGTTCTAAGGTATGGGTTACCTGTAGCAAACTTATCACCCATCCAGCCAGGCATGTTATTAGTTAATTGACTTGGAGCATCTAAAGCTTGATTGTCTGCTCCTACAAATCTCCTAAAGAATTCCCCAATATTTAAGGTACCTAATTCACCATAGTCTCCAAGGAACATTGTTCTCCTGAAGGAATGGCCTGCATTAGGATCTTGATTGTTAAAGTGATTACCATCTCCAGGATATCCAGGAAGTCTAGAAATAGCAGCCCCATATAGGCCGCTCATTCTTTTTAGGGCTCTAATTGGAGCTTTTACAAAAGCCAGTGGGTCAAAGCCATTTGCATCAATATAGCCTCTATTGTAGCCAATTGAAATAGCATCTCCACCACCTCCACCAATTAGGTGTTCTCCAGGAATATGAACTCCTGCTGGTCCCCCAACTCCTCTGCCTCCACCCCCACCTTGAGAGCCAGTTCCACCATGCAAAGATTCATAAGAACCAAATTGCATGTTATCTCCACCCCCACCTAGGGAAGTAGGTAAGCCAAATCCAAATTCTCCAATTGAAGTATATCCTCCAGCTCCCCCTGAGTTAATTGTAAGGGAGTTAGGATTGTCTATCAATCTTCTTTTTGATTTTGCATTTTGATTATAAGGTGATTCAGGATCCCAGGAATCAGATAGATCATCATCCATCCAATGAGACTTCCATCTTCGGTAGAATGAAGGTCTTACATATTTAATTCTTCCACCAGTAGCTGGTGATCTTGAACCAAAGAACCAAAGTCTACCTTCTCTAACTTCTTCTTCGCCATAATAAAGATGATCTCTATATTCATCTTCTGACCTAGGTGAGAAGTATTGGTCTAATCCAGGAATTCTATTAACCAAAGATTGATTAAATTCAGTCATCCCAGCAAGATCTTTTAATCTTGCCCCTAAAAGATTTACATTAGCAAATAGATTTGCACCAAGATCATCAACTCCATTCAAGCCAGCCGCATGAAGTCCATGGTTTAGGCCTCGGTAAGCATAATGAGCTCCTACTATTGGTAGAATTCTTTTACCATAGAAGCTTGCAACAGTTCTTAAAGTAGTAACTCTATCTTGGGCTGTTAATCCCAAGCCTACTTTCTCAGCTATCTCTTGCGGCATTGAAGCAAGAATCTGAATGGTGCTAGCTAAGGGTCCTAAAGGTCTAGAAGGATCAATTAAACTACTAAAGAATTCTTTAGCCCCAAATCCATCTAAGGCAGTATGGGTAAAAGTACCTAAAGGATCATTAATAAAGTCCTGAAGGCCTGGGCCCGTACTTAAGGTAGCATGCCAAGAGGAAGAATTTAATGGATCCATAGCTTCCATTTCTGGAGTCCAAGGATGGCCAAATCTAAATCTATCTTGAAGAACTCCAGTTAAATGGGCATCATTAGCCATTTGAGCTAACAAAGCATTTTTTCTAGAGGTATTAATGTCTAAAGAATCAACAGCTAGAGCATATTGCTCGGTAATTTTAGCTCTACCAAAAACATCTGTTTTTGCTATTCCAAGAAGTCTTTTTTGTTCATTAAGAGCAATGGCTAACTCACCCATTTTTCTTTCATGAATAACATCCTTAGTAGTTATCACCCCGCCTATTTCAGAGGATTCTTGGTGGACAACACTATGAATCATATCAACTATTTCACTAGTTTGATAGCCTGTTCTAGACCCTATGCCCAGCTTCTTACCTAACTCAGTGCCTTTCAACAAGGATATTAGATTGTCTTCTTTACCATCTCCAGTAATAGACCCTCTAGCTGCTAGTAAAAGTTTTTCTAAAGGCTCTTTACCGCCAAGATCTTCAATAGATGTTTGGGCTAGGTACTCACCTAACAAACCTTTTTGGAAATTCCCCATGGCTTTTCCAATATTGGATTTTCCAAACCATTTATTCTTGAATACTGCAGCAGCTCCACCTTCTTTTCCAGAGACTCCATAGAGTAGTCCAACATCATCACTAACAGATGTAAATGCCCTAAATAGATGGGGTTGGAGTTTTCTATTCATTCCTCCAAATAATTCACTATCAATTAAAGCATGGTCTGGAATTTTACCATCTTTCAGAGCTTCTCCAATTAGATCATGAATAGCAGGCAAATGTCCTGCTTGGAGATATTCTGCAAAAGCTTCTGGATCCTCACTAAGCCTAAGCAGTGGATTAAGCCACTTTCCTCTAGCAGAACTCATATTAAGAGTTTTTAAGAAACCCATTGAGTTGGGTGCTGAGGCTGCTTGATGGATTATATGTTGTAGAGCATGGCTAAGTAAAGCTGGGTTAGCTGATTCTCCTTCTGCAAGGTTTGCCCAATTATTATCTTTTAGAAGATAAGCTAATAGCTGACCAGGAGGAAGTTTCTCTATATCTACTTTTCCTAGATTGGAGCCATAAAGCCTATTTAAAAATGGTTTAGCTGCTTTAGTTGATTTGATGCCAAAGGAACTTTGATGAGGATTATATACTACTTCCCCAAGACTATCAATGTTATTATAAGCTAAAGTATCAAACCAAGCGTGTCCTGCATTAGGTTTGAAGTGCATGGCATCATCTAGAGTGTACTCAGCAGTTGAGCTTCTAACATCTCTAAGTCTTCTAGCTGCACCTGAAGAATGGATACCTTTAGTTCTTGTCGCTGATACTCTATACTTACTGGAATGGTCAACTAATTCCCCTCCCGAAAGAGTAAGTAATCTATCTCCTAAAGCTAAAGCTTGGGTTTGAGTATCTTTAGCATAGAGTTGGCCTAGTTCTCTATGGCGCATCAATTCTGGAAGCTCAGTAAGCATCCCTAATCGCTTTACAGTTTGAGCATCAGGTTTTGCAAACTTAAAAATCCCAACTGGAACATCCATCAATCCAGGAAAGATTGGAATTTGTAGGCCTAGGCCTGAATCTGAAGTTATGTAATCAGAAACCCCTTTTCTAATATTAGATTGTTGGGTAAGATTAACAACTTTTCCTTCTCTAGTTACAATATAACCACTTCTAGATTGCCGCCATCTAGCAAGAACCCTATCTAGTTCTGGATGGGTCTGGCCAACTCCTTCCACGGTAGGTGAAAAGAGCTTCTCCATATCTCCTTTAATAGAGTTTAAAGCTTCTTCGAGATGGCTATCTCCAGTTGTATTACTTTGTCTAGTACTACCTAAATAGTGTTCTAGTTGTTTGTAAATTGGCCCTTGTTTATCTTTAGCTGCTTTTTCAAGATCTCCAATTGTGAGTTCTTTAGATTTAGGATAAAACAGTCTTCTAGATAGATCAGTTTTCTCCTTCATTGCATCCATATGCCCAATCATGGCATTAGCAATGGTTTCAGCATTTTGACCAGTATGAATGGCTGCATTGATGCCAGGTCTGTGAGGTTGGATTGGACCTACATGGTCTCTAAGAATATTACTAAAAATATCTCTTTGATTCTCTGCAAACCCAGGCTTAAAAGTAATCCCCAACTCTTCAGCTGTAGCTCTAAAATGAGCCATAGCACTAGAAGTTGTAATTTTTCTAAAGTCTGATACTTCTTGAGCTTTACCTACAAAGCCTAGTCTACCAGCTAGGATTCTTCTAGCTGTAGATCCTTCACTTAAATCTCCACTTAGAACATGCCCATCTACCAGGGCATCCATGAATGCCGAAGTTCTGGCTCTAGCTACTGAGGCTGATGCAAAGACAGTCTGAATACCCTCAGCCACCTCTGATCCAGCTATAGCTTCGCCATCTAAGGTGGGCATAAATGCATTTCTAGCATTTTGGTTTTTTCCACCAAGTTGGAACATTCTTCTAATGAAGTTCCCTTCTGAAGATCTGGGTTTAAGAGCTTCACCTATATCAAAGAAATCTGCAATTTGGGATGCACCTTCAATGGCATCTGCAAATTTACTTACAAATCGTTCAGACCCAGCAGCTAAAAAAGAACCTAAATAAGGCTTAGCTACAATTCCAGCAGTAACAATTGCCCCAAGTTTTGCAAGGCCAAAAGCTTTACTTACAAAACCATCTTTATCTCGATGATAGGGACTGCCAAAAAGATGCATTAGAATTCAGGATCTAAAATAATTTCACCAGGTTGGGGAGCAATTTCAATAGTTTGGCCTTGCTTCCATTCAAAAGTAGTTCTAGATTGTTTAGCAACATCTCTACCTAGGGCATCTTGAGCAATAACAGTTTCACTAGTAGATGTTCTAGAAGAACCAGTATTAATTCCAAAAGCTTCTTCAATGGGAATTTTATACATATTCTCAAATTGATATTTACCCATTAGTAGATACTTAGCATAGTTAGTAGGACAACAGTTATCTAATTGTTCTAAAGTTAACCCAGAGATCATTGAAACAGCAGCTGCCTCTAAAGCTCCAGTTTCACTACTAATCCAATCTGCTGCAATTGTAAAAGTTAAAGACTCTTCGGTCAAACCTGAGATTTTATAGATCTCTGCAAGTAGAGTGTTAGTAACTCCAGCAAGCATATTCTCCCAATCATATTCACCCAAAACAGAGCAGCTGAGAATGTACTCCTCAGCTGCAAACTTATCAGATTTAGTGCCTGCTATTCTTAATTCTTTAGTAGTAATTCCTCTGAAAATGTAATAACATTCTTTAAGTTTGTTATCAATTGCTTTTAACTTAAACCATCTAAAATTAGGATCCAGTTGCACATTAATTCACCTTAGAGTTCTTCAACATCTGTTTCCGAGGCCCAACCAGAAATTCTATTTGCGGTTTCTGAAAGTTTAACTACAACTCCAGTAGGAAGTAAATTCCAGTCAATTTCTTTAGGCCACATTGTAACACTCTTAACCAAGGATAAAACATCATCATCAGCTGTAGCAGCTAATTTAAGATCAATTCTAGTCATTGGTCTAAGTGCAAAAACCCATCTTCCAACTCTAACTCTAAAAAGCTGGAAAGAACTTTCACTCTTTAAGGTCTCAGTATCAGCTTCAGAGATATCACCCCAATAAGCAAAATCATTTAAGACACTGACATGGAGATCAGGACCTAAGGGATTACCTAAAATATCAACTTCAATAAAGCCAGATTTCTCTTGAATATCTTTGACAATTGTAGGAATTGCTCCAACAACTAAATTCTCAATCTCTTCTTCGGAAAGAATAGGCCAAAGCACACATTGCTTAAAGAGTAGTTCATTTACTTCCTTAACTGGAAGTGAGCGGCCATGTTGTTCACTATCTGCTGCAAGATGTCTAATTTTGGCTAATAGATCATAATCAATTTGCTTGAAAACAGCTTCATCTTTCTTATCTCCACTAGTCCATTTAAAGAGTGGAATGCTATAAGCAGCCTTTAACTCTTTGATTGTATCTTCACTAACTTTACCTTTTTTAAGCATATCTAAACTCTTATTTACTCTTAACGGAAGTATTCTCTGGGTTCATTTCTTTAGCTAATTTAGTTTTACTAGAATTAGGATGTAATCCAAGTAATTCACTCATCTCTAAGACTTGAAGATCTCTAGCTTGAAAACTATAAGTCTCAATATAGACTTGGCCAGAATCATTTAGGCTTCGGGCTTGGCCCATAATAGATACTCCAATTAATTTAACTCCAGTACAGTTGATATTTGATTTTTGGCTGTCATAATTATAGGGTTGAGTTACTGCCCCATCTGAATAAAAATCTTGAGTAGTTTGAAACTGTAAAGCTCTAGTTTGGGCTAGATTTGCCCCATAAACAATTGTTAAATCAAAACCAGACTCTGTAGTTTGGAAAGCTCCTTGGTTAGTCTTAACAACAGCTTCATAAGAACCATTAGGTGTTGAAATTTGCTGAGTAGCTGCCATTCGCCCAGCTTTAATGTTTTTAGCAAAAGCTGCAATTTGATCTGGAGTAAGATTTTCAATATCTCCAGCTAATACTTCACCCTGATCGGTTAAGAAAGGTAAAGGCTGTCTGCCAACTACATTAGAAGTTTGTTGAGGTTGAGGTGGAGTATTTCTTCCAATTCCTTTATTAGATTTTGTTAGATAATCTAACAAAGAGAAAATATAGCCATCTCTTTTAAAGTTTAAAGATAATTCCCCTGCAATAATTCTAGCACCATGGTACATTTTTTGAGCTGTGTAGCTTGCATAACCATAATAGGGCCGAACTTGTTCTGACACTTGATAATTAATCTGAAGAGCATCTTCTAATAAAATATCATTAGCATAAACTGCAACATCTTGGCCAGACCAATAGGTTGAACCAAATTGGTCAACTAGTTTCCAATCTTCTCCAATTCCATATTTTCTTGACAGTGGATTGTATGCAGCCATTAGCTTAAAGTAATTTTATTTTCAACATAAACTATTGTAGGATTAATAGAGTCCACAAAGTTTTGAGTAGGAGTCAAAGATATTTCAATATTATAATAGCTTTGGGGAATTTGAAAAGCATTGCCACTTGTGGTAACTGAGCCAGTATAAGTGTATGAATTCCAGTCAGCTTCAGTATCAACTGTACCAGACCCTGTTACCGTAACAAAGTGTGGAGCTGAGCCTGGATAAATTCTATAGGGTCCATAAAAATCATTTACCTTTTTAGTATAGACTGCAAAAGGTGAGCTTCTATAAGAATCATAAATTGAATAGCTAATATTCAAGCCTGGAGGAGGATTAACAATTACTACATTGGGTTTAATAGTCATTGCAATTGAAACTCCAGAAGGAGCAGACCCAGAAGCTGTCCAAACAACTGAAGTATTTAATTGGCCTGAGACATTTAAAGTTATGGCTTGCGCAGTTTTCCAGATACCTAAATTAGGTTGCCAGGTAAAGGTATTACCAGTACCATAAGGAGTTACTACACTTACTGTATTATTAATAGTCCCAGCACTACTTGCTAGGCTAGTTGAAACTGTATAAATAGCATTCTGAACTGTGGTATTTCCTACTGTCCAGTTGGCTGAATTATAAGCTGTTTGAGTAGAGCCATCTAGGATGTTTTGATTATCGGCTGCCACTGATCTAGGAACTGGACTACTTGAGTTCCATGTAGAATTACCATTTGGAGCAGTAAGCCTTTCTAGGTCTGCTATTATTCTTGACTTAGGGGTATTTGTAGTAGCATTATCTCCACTCAAACCTCTAGCATATTTATTTATTGAAATAATATTACTAACTGATGCAGCCATAAAGGAATATGAATCAGTTAATTGAACATCATTAGTAGAGATATTTTTAGATGAGTCAATAAGTTTTACTGACCTGATTAATTGGGTAGCAGCCGCATCTCCCCTATCATTAAAGAAAATTAAATTGATGTCAAAGGGTGGAAGTTCAGTAGGGCTAGTAAAATTAACATGATCAGCAGTAGGCTCTTCACCTCGCCAAGCTGCATAGGCTCTTATAGCATTTGCAAAAGGATTCTCATCAAAAATAGTGAAACCTAAGGTACCAGCATGAAGAATATTACCAGTAGTAAAAGATTTAATCCCAGTTCTTCCAAAACCTACAACTGGATACACATCTCTATGTTCTGATAAAGCTATAAGAGTTAAGCCAGGAAGTTCTACAGTAGAGCCCCAATGCTCAGTTAAATTACCTGTGGTGGTTGATTTAGAAGCTTTTGTATTATATTTGGGGGCTAAAAATGGGAGCAATATCTGGGCAAAGATATTGGTAAAAGAAAAAGCATCCCAGTTGCCATACTTAGGATCATTAGCAGTAAGAGCTTGAAATTGATTATGCTTGGCAGCATGTTCTCTTACTTTATTTTGCTTTTTTAAATACTCAAGATCCTCTGGAGTAGCTTCTTTTACCAGAGGATTTTGATAGTAACCTGATTGTTCTTTCGGGCCAACCTGGTAAGGTTGGCCCTGATCAAGAAATGCCATTTATTTAATGGATTTTAAAGAGAGCCAGTCATAACTGCGGAAACAACTCCTGCAGCATCAAACTCAACTGGACGCCATGGTTCAACACCAAGTGCAACAAAGCTCATACCAACTGAGTTACCAAGATCATTCTGACTAAAGCCAGCTGTTTCTTGGGTGATTTGCATTCCAAAGATTGCACATCGAGCAGCAGTACCATTCTTAGTTACACCTGTAAGGGTAAGGTCAAAAGGAGGCAACTGGTCAGAGTAGTTGATCTTTTGAGAACCAACCAATCTTGCAGTGTCTCGAAGCTGGGCAGCAAGCTGATTATCAAAATCAGTTCCAGACAAGCCTCGCATTTGCTGATTTCCAGTATTAGCTGAGATGTTACCAGCTGCAGGCTCTGCATTAGAGTATGCCGTTGCTCCAGCAGCAGCACCTACCCCAAGCGGAGCAAGCAAAGTGTAGCGTTCTCGAGCCAATGCTTGAGCCTGATTAGTTCCACCACCTTGGGTAGAAATATAATCCCACATATTACCCATGGTTCGCATCTTCATCTTTTTAAGATTAAAGACTCCTTCCAAAAGGGCATGGCGATCATATTGGCTGAAGACTACGGAACCAACCACAACTCTTTTACCAGTTGTATAGGTTACTGCATCTCTTCGGCCCATAACATAGTTGCCTACAACTTCAACAGAAATAGACCAAGTACAAGATTCAAGATTGCCAACCTTGATGTTATTGATATAAGCCTGAAGGTCCCCACCAGTAAAGGTTTGGAGATTATTAGCCGCATCATATGCGTCTGCAGTTTCACCAAGGAACTGATCTCGGGATCTATAGGCGTATCGAGCAAATGGATTTGGATTAGACATTATTTTTTATAGCTCCTTAGTTGTTACTTTGTTTTACCTGAACAACAAAGTAGATTTTTCGAATGGCCGTAGCTGGGAATAGATCCAAGAAGACTCGGACAATACCTAAGGCTTGATCCGTTCCACTCATGGTAATCTTAAAGTCATAGCCTTGACCTCTTGCTCCACGCAATGCATTTGAAGATACATATCCATCTAAGATATTCTGAACTTGAGACTCCATTGCAGCAAGAGTTGCAGTACTGGCAGGTCCGCCAATAAAACTACTCAAAGCATAATCAAGGTCTCCATGAATAGAGTTACAAAGATGAATGAGTTGGTAATTTCTAAAGTAATCATCTCTTGCTGCTACTGTAGAATCATCAAATACAACCATTGGACCAAATGGATCTCTAGGATTTCTAGTCAAACAGACATAGGCACCCTTACCAGAGATATCATTGTTCTGGTCAAAACCAACACCTTCAACCAACTTATTGCAATACTTAGCTGGAAGTGCATTACCATAGGTGGTAACTCCAGGAATTGCCTTAAAGATTGGAGCTCTCTCAGGTGGCATAGTTGTCAGCATAGCTGCATATGCAACATGGAAATTATCCGTGAATCTACCAATATCATTATTAGAGAATACACATTCTGGTCCAGCACAGACTGAGAGTAACTTACCTAAGTCAACCGTACCTGCAACGGGGTCAGCTCGAACCCAGCCAGTATACAAGAAGTAACCAGCACAGTTCCATTTTTGAGTTGCATCCCAGGCAGCTGCAGTAGTAGTCAATAGGTTGTTATTGATATAGTTAATCAGAGCAGTATCATCTCTAAGATTAGGAGGTCTAACACCCATAACACCATGACATGGTGAAATCTCAGTTGAACACGCATCCAAGAACAGAACAAAGTCTGTAGCAATAGTAGTGCTTGTCGCAGAACCACCACTTACAACTTGATCATCCAGATAAAGTCCAGTCATAACTGCAACATTAAACCTGAACCGTAACCCTAACAGAGTATCAAAAGTTCCAGTATCCGTAGCAGTGAGGGCAGTTGCATAACCATAAAGATTAGATGCATAGTCTTCACCTGGAGCTTGACAGCCATTAGTGCCACCAGCTAAAGTAGCTGTTCCAGAGCCAATGGTAGTACATGCACTAACCAAATATGTTGGATAGGCTTCTCGATTAATGTAAAGACAGGTATTTCTTCGATCACCATTAAGCCGATCAATTACTTCACTCACCGTCAAAGATGAAGCAAAGTAACTAGTAAAGCTAATACCTTTTTGACTAGGTTGGGTAAGTGTTACTGCAAGTCCCGTCGAAGAATTTGCAACAGTCATTACAACTTCATTATAAATTCTTCCAGGATTAGTAGCTTTTAAGCTCAATTTAGAGCTAAAAGCACTTGGCAAAGTTGCATAAGTGCCAGTTGCTCGAACAACATAAATGTCTGAGCAGCCTGCAGCAATAGCTTGCCCGATAGCTCGGGGGATACTAGCTCCATTATTAGCACCACTTAAGGTACCAGTAACAGGATCTTTGTATCCTTTAGTGTAAATTCCAGGCCCAAAAATCTTTTCGGCCTGCTGGGCGTCCGTAATTCTAGTGGGCCTATTTAAAGGGCCATCAACTGCAGTCCCAATAATGAGCAACCTTTCGGTTGTCGGCTCAGACAGAATTGATTGAATCTTACCGCCAATTGTTGTAAAATAACTTCCAGGATATGGCATTTTTACTCCTTAAATTCTCCTATTTCTAATATCAATCCGCCCAGCATCAAAATGGGCCGCGATGTCGAATCTGATTTGAAAATCTTCCCCGACTTCGGGATTTCTTCCGTCGGTGATCCATTCAATAAAGGCAATCTTATTTTCATCCTCTTTAATTAAATAATCCACCTTATCTAATAGAGGCGTATATTGATTAACTGAATCAAATAGAGCCAACTGATGAATCTTAACTACTCTGCCTGCTGTGCTTGGAATATAGAAAGTAGTTGAATCTGTAGTTCTTCGATAAGTCTGGGTTAAAGTGGTATACCCAGAAGTATCATATTTATCAACCCTATTAATTTCGGGAGTGAGTTTAGTGTAGGTAATAGGTACAACTGCTTCAAATCTACAGGTTCTAACAACTAAATCATCTTGGGTTCGCCAAGACATATTAGTATCTCCAATCTGCTCCATGAAGGTTAGTGAGAATCCATCAATATCTCTTTGCACTAAACCTGAAGCTTGAATCAAAGCATTTTCGAAAGCCCAAGCAATTTCATCACATTCAACAGCAGAGATACAAACTATAACAGCTTCAAAAATTATTGTTTGAAATTGAGAGTAGTTTTCATAAATTACTCCATCCTCAGACTTAACAAATTTAGTAAAGTTAGCTCCTTTTCCATGAACAACTTTATTATTACCCTTACCAGGAGTTCTTCTTAATATTCTCCAAGCAATTACAGGTCCATCAACAGTTATTCTAGGAAACTGCTGAGTTAACTGAATTTTCCATTTAGCTTCAAAGTATGGTTCTAGATACGCCCATAATCTTTTAAATAGATCATAGGGAGAGATATTTGCTTGAGTATCTCTGGTAGTCTTGGGATCATCTGTTAAATTAATAGTATCAGCCATTTATTTATTCTTTATAGTGAAGGTAATCTGTAGAATTTCACCTGGTAAGTAAGCATCTACATATACATACATACTATCACCTTTAACATAGACTTCAACATCTTGAAGTATAACAAAATCAATATTATTAGTAATTTCTTGTTTGATATTTTGAGCTATTCTAGCATGAGGTCCTTCTTGAAGGATTTCTCCATAATAAACCGAGCAGTAGTTGTATACTATTGCAGCCAATTCAGCTACTTTACAAGAATAGAGGAAAGTATTGTTATTTGCTGTAGTTACACCTTGATATACACTAATATCATTTTTAATATACCTCATCAAAGGCATCCAACCAAAGCCTTTAGTGGAGCTAAGCTCTGTTTCAGATAGTTGAGGAGTGAAGCTTAAAGCATTAACTGGAGTATTAGTAGGATTTCTAGAAGTTTTACTAGCTAAACCTATAGTGGCTCCTTCAACTGCATATCTAGTTACCTGCTTTCCAGAATATAGAGTCTCAATTGTACCTAACACTGCACCTACTTGATCATGTCTATTGGGAATGTCTAAAGTTTGATCATAGGCCCAGGTAGCAATATCTCCAGAGTAATTAGGGGCATTAAATAAAAACATCCTTGGTTGAGTAGCAAACTGCTCAAAGTACTGGATGAGATTGTCCATTACTACTTGATTAATAGCTCTTAAGAAGATAACATGGCTAACATCAGGAGGAATGCTAACATTATCTATGAAGTCTGCAATTGAAGAGTCTGATAAGCTTCCATCTAGGCCTCCAGTTAAACTATAAGATCCAGGAATTAAAGCAGATCCTACCTGGGTAACTAATACTGGAGATAAGCCTAGTCTGTAATCTCTATCTAAGGCTGCTTTGATATCATCAATTCCACCTGAGCCAGAAGCACTATAAGTTCTAGTAGAATAATTAGGCTCTAATCCAGATATGACTAAAGTAGTAGAAGTCATAGCTACATTAACTAGATTATATTTCTTTCCAGCATATAAGGCATAGAATTGCCAATCATTTATAGTCTTAGAAGCAGTTGAACCTCCAATTCTACAAACATATGGAATCTCTCCAGATATATCCGCAAATCTTTTAGCAAAACAAACTAAATCTTCTTTTGCTAAGTATGGACTATATTCTAGATCTAATATTGGAGATCCGGTACCTCCTACTGTACCAAAGTAATAATAACCATCTAGGTATTGGGGCCTAAATAATTGATTTTTGACTCCGTCAAGAGTATTTTTTGGAGTTTTTAAGGGCTCATAGTGTAAAATTATACTAGAGGTACTTGAAGTTATAGTTTCTCTTTGGATATAAGTACCTCCAAAAAGATCATCCAACACTGCCATAGACGCAGGATATACTACTTGATTCTGAACTCCGTCAGAAGCCAAACCTACCAAAAGGAATTTTGAGGCCATGAGAATTTAGGGTCAACTACGGTTAAATTTGTTAAGATTTGAAGATTTTTATTAATAGCAGCTAGTTGAATATCATAAATCTCCAATCCACAGCTATAGTAAGCAAGTTCTCTTTCAAAGTAATCATTAGTAGTTTTAATTTGATAAGCTGAAGTTATGCTTAAAATTTTAGGTCTAGCTGCTTTATTAAGTTGTTGACTATGCTTATTCCACTCACATACACAAACTACATCTTCTAGAACTGGTTTAATAGCTCTGGGAAAATGAGCAATAGTTGTGAAGTACTCCATATATCCAGGCTCTGTAGTTTGATCAGTTTTTCGGTGAGATACTGAACCAGGTCCATAACTTAATCTAGCTGGAACTATTTGAGCTATGGTTTTAACTCCAAAACCATAACACTGTTGACAATCTATATCTAAAAATCTAGGACTATTACTTGCCAAATCCCAATGATCTGGACAGTGAAAAGTAGAATCCTTTCTAAAATAGAGTACATACTGAGAATTTTCTAAAATGAAATCTTCGGCCTGTTTTCCAATAGGCTTTGAATCTTTCCAACTTCCTCTTGTAAGATCCCAATCCATTAATATAATCTCCACCAGTCATCTCTATGAGACTCAACTCTGTTAATAGATAGATCATAATCTTGCATAGCAGGACTCCAATCAAAGGATCTAGACACCGATCTTGGCATATCAGAAGGAATAAGATAATTATCCCATTGATCAAGATCATCTTTAGCTTTGTCAAAGGCAAGTTTCATAGCATCTATAAAATCTTTACTAAGAGACTCAGAGTAGTCTCCAATTTTTCTACTTCTACCTACATTTCTTAATTCATCATTTAAGATAGCTTTAAGCATCATATAAGAAGCAGCAGCCTCAGTCCATTTAAGTACCCCAAAGCTTCTAAGTCCAGGCTGATCTCTCACCATAGACTCAGTTAATTGATCTCCTACAAAACTATAATAGCTAGGAAGTTGGATAAATCCATAATATCTAGAATTAGCTTCTAAAGATGCTTGATAGATCCAATAGTTTATCAAGTCATCTGGAAGGTTAGTCTCTGCTGTTAAAAATCTAGATCTAATTAATCTATCACTTACATAATAAGGCTCATATCTTCCAGTCCAATAATACTTATACTCTTCACCTAAAACTTCACCAAGAGTATTTTCCATAGTAGCTGCAACTCTAAGTTCATATCTGGTGTTCTTTTTAATATCTTCTGCAGGCGTAAATGTAAGAGTTCTATTACTTAAAGCCCAACTACCTGAGATGGCTGAGGAATAATAACTTGCTGAAGTATCATTTCTAGGTAACTGAGAATAAGCTAATACAGTTATGTTAGAGCTATAAGTACTAGCTGGAGTTGATGTAAAAGATATTGAAATAGTTGGATGAGCTAATTGATTACTTAACCCATTAGTAAAACCTACTGCACTTACTCCAAAAGGATCGGAATCTAGCCAAGTTTGATTAGATGTAGGATGAGCTACTTGAACTGTTCCAAAATAAAAAGAGTTGGGGACAGACCATGCTCCGGTTGCAACAGCTGTATGAGCTCGTACTCTCCAGTAATAAGTAGTTTCACTATTAAAGGACCCTGCAGGGGTTATAGAGCTTGCTGTAGTTGTGATACTATAATCAAGACTACCAAAATCAGATCTGTCATCTACTTGAACATCATAATAGACTGTTCCAGTAGTTGTGCTAGTATTCCAATATAAAGTTGGAAATACTGTGTGTAAAGTATTACTTGGAGGATCTAAGAGTACTATTGAGGAAACTGATGTTCCTGCAGTAATAAACTCCCATTGATAGTTATTCTTAGAAGATCGCCCATCAGTAGAGAGAACTCCTTTACTTACAATAACTTTAAAAGTGTTGCCTCTATCTAGATCAACACTAGGTCTAATAACAAGTCTTCGATTAGCAGCAGTGTAGCTTACATAATCTGTAGCTACAATTGTACCTAAATCTTTCTGAATTAGCTGGACTAAAGCAGCTCTGGTGCTAGCAGTAGAGAATTGGCTAGTCTGAATATCAGTGGACCAATCAATACTAATGTCAGGTCTAAGGTCCGAAGTTTCAGACCCCAATACCGATGGACTAAAATTAGTTATCTGGGGGTAGTATAGATTATCCATTATCCTTTATACCAAGTAGAGGAAGTAAAAAGGCCCCATTGCTGGGGCCTTTGCATTTGACTAACCGAAGGGAGGATTAAGTCGTGACTGTGCGGACATTGAAGATCGGCTCTTCATTGGGCACAACTCGAATATTCTTGGCAACCAGCATACCGCGACCTTGGTCTTTGGCGCTGACTCCAACGTACTTTCGAGCCTTCATCATCGTGGCATCTCGGAACCAGTTATCCATCTGATCCATTTCCGTTTCGCCTCTTGTAGCCATGAACAAGCTGTTCTTCTTGTCAATGAGGTAGAGATCAGAAACGATTGGAGCAGCTCCTAAAGCCGTACCTGCAGCAGTACCAGTAAAGGTAGTGTTTTCAGTGAAAGGCAGAGCATAGTAAGGAACATAGGAAATTCCAAACGGGAAGGCAGCAGACTGATCGTACTGCGGCATTCGAGTCCAGATACCAGCACCTAATTGACCACCATGATAGAACTGAGCTCTAAGAATTGGGTCATTAGCAAAAACTGGCCACATTAAGGGATGAGCCATGAAGTCCGTAGCTTCATACTTATTCTGAAGCATAACTCCACACATCTTCACCAAGTCATAGTAGCTGAAGGAGCCGTTCCATGCAGTACCAGTACCAGAGAGAGCCTTACCCGTAGTTCGATAGGCAGTATCTGTGCTTTCGTTGTTAAAAACAATCTGAGCGCGCTCAGTCATTGCCTTGAACAAGATAGTTTCAACTCGACGATCAATAGCCTGAGACATCTGGCGAAGATGGAGCTCAATCAAGGGCCACATCGAAGCTCGAACAATCTCTTCAGTCAAAGCAGCTGCAACACCAACTTTACCAATTTTGATGCTGGTCATATGCTGTTGGAAGTTAAGAGTTTGCATTGTATACTCTTGACCTTCAGCCATGCTAAATGCTTGGAGTGCACCAACAGTTGGGAACTCAATTAAGGAAGGCTGGCCATCAGCAAGACGGATAACATCCGCAACACTGTTCTGTAAGAAGAGGTTCGGTTGAACCGGCTCTTGCAAGATTTGGGAAATAACACGGGGGAAAACAATGGATACGTCCGAAGTGTTCAACGCTTCCGTAAAGTTAACCGATGGGACATCACTGACTTCCTTGCCATCAAGGGTTCGGCCTGTAAATTGGGCATAGTAAAAGTCTTCAGCTTCTCTAAGACTCTGAGCTACTTCCTCCCGATTTTCCGACCAATTGTCAATGCTGTTCGACTCAGCAAACTTACGCAATCGAGGTTCGACTGACTTTACAGTTGCTTCCTGAATTAAATTGCTTAGATTTTTACTCATTTTAAAGAATTCCTCATTTCTAGTAGAGGGGCCCGAAGGCCCCTTTCATAGATCAATTTTCTTAGTTGACCATCAACCTCATGCAGCCAACAACATCAGCCAAGTTAAGCTGAGCTGGAACACCAAAATTTCCAGTGGCAGTTGCGGGAGTGATTCGCTGGGCCGTACCATCAAAACCGTCAGCACTAGTCTGGCCACCCGTGATGTTTCGACCATCAGTCAAGCCGATGATACCACCACCCCAAAGGGCAGCTCCATCTCGAGGATCAGTCACGTAGCTGTAGGTAACTCGAATGCTAATTGCCGAACCAGTAATCGGAGCAATGTTGCTAGAAATAGTGATAACACCAGTTCTCCAGTTCACAGCATGATAGAGTCCAATAAAGTAGCTTCGAGCATCCAACATGGTGCTGGTTGGTAGAGCATACCAAGTACCTGCACTGTAGCTGGAGCTATTGCCGTCCTTGTCGAGAACTGTAGCATTGGAAATTTCAACCAATACTGCGTGATGCACCGACATCGGATAGTTTGCAACTCGATACGAGCTATTAGCAGTAATCGTGCTAGGCGTTTCAGCAGAAACTGCAGTTACAGGGAATCGCTGAGCAGCAGGCGGGAAGTTAAGATAGTCCTGAGGAGCATACTCAACCCAACGCATAAACTGGTCTCGATCAATTACTTCACTCAAACCTTGGATTCGCATAGCTTGACCAGCAATCTGATCGCTATCCTGACCCATTTCATAGACTACCTGCGTACAAGAGCCCGAACCAGTTCCAGTAAGAGAAAGAACCCAAAGTGCAAGACCCGAATTCCAAGCTACTGCCTGAGTTGCAGCAAGAGGAACTCCACCTGCATCAGCAATATAGACAATTCGAGGAGTCAATCCAGGATACACAGCTGCAGTGAGAGCAATAGTTGCCGAAGCAGTCTGAGTCTGAGAGTTTAAGCTCTTAGCAGTCCACTTAACTGGCTTACCTCGATGCAACATGGAAATATTGCTGGTTGAAGTTGTGCTACCCCAATAGCCAGTGAGATTGTCACCAGACTTCAAGGTACCATGAGCATTGTTAATACTCAATACAAAAGGAACTTCAGCAACAAAACCCTTGCGGAATTTTACAGTGTTGCTATCTGTCATGAATTCTCCACCAGCTCGGTACATCTGATTGATAGACATACCTGCAGGGGTGATATTCTTACCATCATGCAGAGTGATGGGGGTACTTCCCTGGTCGCCTAAAACTAGACGATAGTTAGTACCACTATTCCGACCATTACTAAAACCAATTCCAACAAATCTGCCAGAAGGGATTACAATAGCTGCCGCCGGATCAAATGGGTCAACGCCAACAGAAGGCAAGTAAGGATCAACCTGGAAATCTCCAGGAGGAACCTGACCTACATTTTCCTGGGAAATCTCAATTTGAGGTGCCCAACGTCGTCCCGGAACAAAATGTGAACCAAACATACTTGAGAATGACATTTTTCTTATTTATCTCCTAATTTACTTGCCGCCTTCGTTTTAAAAGTTAACCCTGTTTTCCAGGATGGAGTTTTTTCAGGTTTACTTTCATTCTTAGGTGTATTACTTAGTCCCGGTGCGGCCAATGAATCATTTTCTACTTTAATAGAGGACTCTTCTTTACTAATAGAGGGATCAATTTCCTCCTCTTCATTACTAATAGAGGGCTTTTCTTCCTTTTTACTGGGAATTTTGTCTAAAAGCTTCTCTAAAACTGGTTTACTGAATACTTTGTAAGCTTCAGTTGCTTCTTCTAATTGTTCTTTGGTAATACCAAGCTTTCTAGTAATACCTACTAGAGTTGCAAGAACATCTTTGTTAGTCTCCTGATAATTCATCAGGTATTTAACTGTACTTTCAACATCTAACTCAACAGGCTTAGCTCCTTCTGTTAAAGTGATCTTATTAGTTGATTCATAAGATGCAATTTCATTAACAAAAGCTTTAGCTGCTTCCCACTGTTCAGCAGAAAGATAGAGCGAACCCATTAAATCTTCTACAGATGATTCTTTAGTGAGCTCAGAAGTAGTCACTACTTTAAAATCAGTGCCAGGAAGATAGGCAACTACAATAGCATCTCCTTCAACTCCAAACTCTTTAAGCTTAGCTGAAAGATCGGGGGTATTAGCTGTTTCCTTGAGTTTCAAAGCAGCTGCAAGATTCTTAATGGGGAAGGTTTTATTCTCACCAGCAAAATCTTCCAAAGCAAGTGCATTAACTTCTTTGTTAGTTGCTTCTAATTCGAAATCTACCTTACCTTCTGAAAGAGGGAACAATTCCTCTAGATTAGGTTTAGCTTCTGGATCATTCTTCTTAGTAAAAGTACCTTCATTAGAAAGATAAGCTGCTAGTGCAAAATTAGCGGCCTCTTCATTCCAATCACCAAAAATATTAAGACTTTCGGCTTGAACATCTTTGAATAATTCTTCTTTATCTGGACTAAAACTAAGTTCTTTACCTTCGGCAAACTCGGCTAAGAAATTACTAGCCTCACCCCAAGTGGAGGTGGCTTCTTTTGCTAGCTCAATTAATTCCTTTTTGGCTGTTTCTACATCTTCACTTTCTGAAAGAAGACCAGGAAGCTGTTCTAAGTTCTTAAGAACCTCTTTATTTATCGTCATTTTTTAACTCCTTAAGGTGATTTAGCCTCTGAGCTACAAAAGACTCAGTAGCTTGGCCATCTTTGAATACTTGAATTCGAGCAATTTTATTGTCTAAAGTTGCTTCAACACTTACAGGCACTCCGGGAACTTTTCCAAGAGAATGAATGGACATAATTTTACCTTGGCCAAATCCCCAAGAAACCATTTTACCTTCACAAAATTCCATAGATTCAGTAATCTCTCCTTCAACTAGAGGCTTAGTAAAGAAATACTCTCTAGAATTTGGCAAAGAATCTGTGCAAAAACTCTCATCAACTGCTAATTCATCACTAGAAATATTATATTTTTCTCCAGTTTTAGCATCATAGAATCTAAATTCCTTGGAGCCAACTTTCTTATCTCCTACAAGTAATTTAATTCCATTAATTCCAATGTCCGTACTTAAGTTACCAGCACGCTCATCAGAAGGCATATTAACATAAGAACACTCTCGCCCAGTAATGGGACCCATAGTCCAATAAGAAAGAGAGTTGTTATATACTTGACCTCTACGATACGGAGGGAGTTCTTTATCTTCTCTCCGGAGTTTAGCAATATCTTCCCCAGAAATGCTTTCATATACATTCTCTACATCTGAACCAATTGAGACTGTGTGGTAAGTGCCTGATAGAACTCTATTGATTGATTCTGGATCAGTGATAGCTGGAACAATCCAAAGATAGCCATCTCCTTCTACTGTACCAGGAACATATCTTTTCTTAGGTGCAGTCATTACAGCTTCCTTACCGGCTCTTTGGTATCCAGCTGCTACAACTCTACCCATAGGAATGTCAGCTTTGTCTCCAGAATAGGCATCATCTTGAGCTCTATGTTCAGTTAAAATAGGCTTACCATAGGGTTTTACAAAACTAGAATAGCCAGTAGGATTCTCTTCATGAAATTTTCCAGAAAGAGACTCTCTAGGATAAAAAGTAAAATTTCTAGTTAGTCTACTAGAGTTAATAGCTCTGATGAGTGGATAGACTGCTCTTACTTCTGATACTTTGATGTCCCCAATCATAGCTTCTGTAAAAAGCATATTTTTAGTTATGATTGGATTCTCAACTTGAAGTTGGACTGATTCATTAAATATCATCATTTTTACCTTCTTTATTGCTATTAAAAATATTCATATAAAGCTTAGTAACATCTGTTAAAGAGCCACCCATTGCTCCAAATAGAGCAAATGCTACTTGAATACTTATAGTTAGAGGTACATTTGCTAAGGTACAGATCAAAACTCCACCAATATAACAACCTAAAGCAGCTTTAGCTGTTCTTCGAAGGTTAATCAACCATTGGAAGTTATTTTTGAAATCACTATTAGTTTGAGATAAAGTTCCTTTAAGTTTTTGAATCGACATTAGCTAATGACATCCTCCCAAAATATCCAGACACTTCACTGTCTATACCCTTAATAACATGTGCTATAGCATGAACTTTAGCATTATTTTTTACTAATTCAAACTCTAAAGAAAAATCCCTTTTTTGGCTAACTGCAGCTGCCCACTCTTCTGAGACATACTTACGATCTATTGGAGCAATAGCTACAAGCCATCCAAAGCCTGTAGCAGTAGTTAAAGTAACTCCAGTAATTTCTTCCCAGATCTTATTTACCCAAATAATTCTTCCTGAAGCATCAGTTTCAAAATATGGTTCAGTATTATCATATGCCAAAGTCCGAAGCCGTTCCGAGTTTGCATAAGTCATTCGCTCTACCCGATCTAACTTATCTGCTAGACTACTTCCACCATTGGGAAATAATTGGTCATAAATTAGAGGAATCTTATCTAAAGAATCATTCATAGACTCCACATTTTTTATAAATCTAAGTAATATAATAACACCCCTGCCGATGGCAGTTCCAATAACCGTTAATGCTGTGACAAACCCTGCAATCTCTAAAATTCCCATTAAATGTGTCCTTAAGATAGTTCATTGATTAGTAACTCCACGACGGCCTCTCGATCATTGATCAATTGTCTAATCTTCTCAAGTAGAGGCTCTACTTTTTCAATCGGATAGTGCCATTTTAGCTCTTCAAGAAAGTCAGGAATGTCGCCTTCCTCTCTAGGTGCAAATCTATATAGATATTGCCTAAAATATTCAACACTATTTTTACTAGAAGTAGCGGGCTTAGATCTATTTACTAGGACAGCACCTTTAGTTTCATGGTCTATTTTAGCTTTTTCAATTTTGTTGACATGGAGTTTATCTTCAGCGAACTTTGGTGGAAGTTTGCCTAATTTTCTTGTTTCATCATGGTCTGTAAGATTCTTTTGGTACAGATCAGCTGCATGAGTTCGGAGTTTAATTTCTCGATCTTCATCAATAGCTGGAAATTCTATAATTACCCGATCCTTTTCATTTCGATAAGGATCAAATCCACCTTCCCATAATAATTCGTTTAGAATAAAAAATTCTAACTCTCTTGCCAACTCTTGCTGGCAAAACCTTACCTTGGTCATCAGCATCTCATTAGCGGCCTCTGCTGCCCCCATAGACATGCTTCCAAGACCCATAACTGCTTGGGAGACCCCCAAACCAGCAAGGCCTCTATCAAGGAAATATTTTAAATATCCTTCAACTCTAAGAGCTTGAGATTCAGATCCAATAGCTTTGATTTCATGGTTCCCACCAGTAATCATAACTCCATCTGGAGCAGCTTGGCGGTGTAATCTAGTAGCTGAATCTATTTCACTTTGGATTCCAGCTAAAGGATTGGAAGCTCTTAAAACAATGTGATGGATAATTGGATTAGAAAACTTTCTAATCATTGAAGCTGTAATTTGTTCTACAGTTCTAAGTAATGCAATATCCTCTAAGGAGACTAGTGTTAGGCCTACACCCCAGCAACTATTAGCAGGTTTCTTATAGGAAATTTGAACAATGTCCGCACCAGGCCTAAGAATACACTTGGCTGGCTCTTTGGTAGTCCCTAACTTTTCCAGTTCCAATAAACTTTTAGATCTAGAAAGACTTTTTCCACCTAAATCTAATTCAACAGTATCAGATTTATTAGGAAGTTCTTCTAGTTTCCAGCCAACAAATTGATGACTCTGATTAAAAACTGGAACAATTCTTTCTGCACCTATCAAACCAAGTTTACATATTGGTTTAAGTCTATCTTGATATAAAGCCTTAGTTGCTTCAACTCCATCTAGAGATCTAAATTTTAAGATAAATGCATTTCCAGTCTTAAAGTACTCAGTTATAATTCTAACAAAAGTAGTTTTCCAATGCTCACCAGACTTAAGGGATAGATGATTAAGTCTTCGATGTAGATATTTAACAACCTGTTCCTCTCCAGAAAGCTCAAACTCTCTGAAGTTTTCTGCATATTTATCTACTGCTTGTCTAACTAAAGAGTCTGTAATATAAGCTTGGCTAGCTCTTTTAACTAACTCTCTAAGTCTAGCTTCTTTTCGATCCGGACCAGCCCAGGAAGTTCTATGATGCTCTACTGGGGAACTTACTTGCTGAATCTCAGCCTCAGTAGTTCTTAATAGAGAAAATCCGGTACTTTTTGCTAAACTATACATTTATTAATTGGCCTCGGCGGGAATAAACAGTTCTTTTATTAATTTATATAAATGAAAAGGATTAGTAGAATCAGCCCACGTTAATATTAATACTTTAGGATTAGAAAGAGTACCTTCTGTACTGATTAAACTTAAATTTTCACTATAGAGATTTATATTACCTTGAGTTAATTCCCATTTTTCTCTTGATACACCTCTAGCTCTAGCTTCTTCCCAGCTTGCTGAAGTTATATCCCCTACATATACAAATAGGGGAAACTCTGGTAAAACAAAGTGAATTATTGGTAAAGAGTTGTCTTGAAGTAAGAAATAGTTATAAGTTCCATTCTTTATGACAATTTTTTCTGCAAAATTGGGTTCTCTTTGGGGAAGAAAATCATGGAAAAAATATTCTATATCTGCTAATCTAGCCTGAAATTCACTAGCATTCTTCTTTTTAGATACTTTACCTAAAAGCTTCAATAAAATATCTGCTAAATTAAATTTTTTTATTTCCATTCCACCTGATTTAAAAAGTTTTCTGATGCTGTTTTCATCGCAGCAGAGAGTTTGTTCACATACTCAGTATGATCGGTTGAACTAAGTTGAGTAGAAGTACTTAATTCAAGTTTTGCACTAGCTAGCCAACTATGAATACTTCCAACTAAGTTTAAGTACTGTTTTACTTGAGTAGTTTTTAAAACATTATGTAATAAAAGAGATCTAGACTCCTCAGATTTTAAAGAAGCAATCTCTCTTGAAATTAGATCATTTTCAATTTCTCCAAAGTTTCCACCTAATACTTCTTGAATACTTTGTTGGAAGTGTACAAACTCTGGAACATCAGCTAAATCAAAGTCAAAATCTGGTAATTGAATTTGATCTAGGAAATCTCCAATATTCTTTTGAATACCTGCCTGAAAAGAATAGATTTGGGCATTTATTCTTTCTTTAGTGACTATTGCTAATTGATCCAAATAGCCTTTATAGAGATTTTGAGCTATATGCTCCCATTCTTTAGATTGTTTTAGAATATTAAGATTTAGCAGTACCTTAATTTGATTAAGAGTTGTTGCTAAATGATTGATCCAACTTGGAATTTCTGGAGTTGCTTGATTTCTTGCTTGGCTAAATATCTTATTAGCTAAAGCATTTATAAGTTTATCTCCAAGTTGCTTAGGCAAAGCACCTGTGATTTCTAAATTTCTAGCTGCAAGAGCTTTAAGATTCATTTCTTGGCGTTCTAGGACTTGCCGAACTACTTGAGATTCTTGAATATTATCATATAATGAGTTCTGATTTAAAATCCCTTTCCAGGTAGACTCTAAAACATATTTCATAGAGCCTAAATCAAACAGCATATTATGTAAATCTTGATACATAGGAGCTCTAGGATCTACTAATCTTCTATAAACATCTCGCTCTGCAGACTTAATAGTTATTGAAGAGTGGGGAGCTAGAGGCTTAGCATCTGGAGCTGTCAGTAAAATAACTGGATCAAAGTAATTCTCCTGAACTAGTTGAGCATATTTAACAAAATAGGTTGAGCTTTTATTTCGCTCATAGATATCGTTAATAGTTACCTGAATGTCAGCTGCCACTTGTTGATTATAATCTATTAAATCTTCAATAGCTGTAGTATAAGAAATTTGAGCTATTTCTCTGGTTTCTTTAATTTCCTGAGGCAAAGAGATTTTACCTGGAATACTTCCAGAACCTGGATCTACAACTTTCTTTATGACTCTTTTATTAGTAAATTTTTCTAAAGCCATTAAAATTCATCTCTATAAAAATCTTGAGTACTTCTTATTGGAAAAGGATCCATAAAGCTGGTTCTAGGTACATTAATACTTGGATTAAAGAATCTTTCTTGCTCCATTTGAGCATCTAACAATTGTTGATCCCAAGGAGTTTTAAAATCTGTAGAAGATACATTCTTAGGAGCAGTTAATTCAAATGAATCTAAAAAGTTTTCATATAAAGTCCATACCCCGTACATAGCAAATAAACAGCAGTCAATGATGTGTTCATTACTAGAACTAAATTTAACTGTATTTTCGGTCCTAGATTTTACTTCATACTGTAAGAACTGATCTATTAGCTTCTTATCATGTCTAGGAATCTGCAGCCGATGCTCTTGGACTTTTTGTTGCAATAAACCAACCAAGAAGGGCTTGATTCTTTTTCTTTCTAAATCTCCATCTTGATTAGTTGTATCAATTTTCTCATTAAAAGCTTTTTTAATTAGCCTGTTAGCTAGCCCATTTTTTCTCTTTAAAGATTCTAATTGAAGTAATTCCCATTGAACTTCACCTCCACCTTGATCAGCAATTACCAATTCAGGTTGGAATACTTCATATAGATCTACAATTTTATTAACTGCATTAACATAGGTAAATTCAGATCTATCTACTTCTTCTCTATAGATCATTTTTAAAACTCTAGTAGAGGTATTATACTGAAGCACTGCAATATTAGTTCCAGCTTGAGTTTTATCCCAGTCAACTCCAATAAATCTTACTTCAGAATTAGTAATATGTAAAGGTCCATATTCCCAATCTTCCATTGAACAGGCATCCACATCTGAATTCCTAAATACTGAGTTGTCACTTTCATCAGCTTCTAGAAGCCATTCAGTTTGCCATTCTTGAGGTGAAGTTTCTTGTCTTAATTGTTCAATTTCTTCTTTACTGTAGGTTTTATTTTGGGTGATAGGAATTTTGATAATAGCTTCAGTAGACTCTGAAGATTCCATAATTCCATTAATCTTTTCATAGAACTGGCCTTGGGCCTTATTGATAGTTCCCGTAACATAGTTTTTCATAGTATGCATTCGAAATCTGTCACCCCGCATAATAGGCCCAACGACCTTCCAATCTTCATCCCCCAATTCTTGGGCTTCGTCAATTAAAGTTACATTAGAGGTAATACCTCTTTTTCCTTTCTCAAGTCCTCCAGCAACACCTAAAGGAAAACCAGTAATCATTGAACCATTTTGAAAAGTTCTTCTTTGAGGGGTTTTATGGTTACCCTCAGTAGCTTTCATAGCCTCAATAATTGGATTTTTGAAAAACCATGCATCAATATTATCAAAAATAAGATCAACTTGGTTTGAAGAAGGAGCAAAAATAACAATCTTTTGATTAGCTTTAACTAAAGCATGCCAAATAGCTAGAATACTTAAAGAATAGGAATTATGTACAATTGTATCATTAGCTAAGAAATTATGATCTTCGTGCTCTACTGAAAGGTCATATACTTTTCTTTTCCCTACTGGAATAATATCTACTACTCTTTCCCATCTTCTTGGACCATGAACATCTAAGATCTCTTCTTGAATTCCTAGATAACATAGAAAAGTATTATAATCTATTTTATCATCAATAGTTAAGACATTATTATAGGCTTCAATTCTAGGAGCAATTCCTAGTCTCAGAAACAAATGATGAAAGTCTTTAAGTAGGGAAGACTTTAAACTTAGTACAATTTTTTGATCTCTTCGATGAGTTGTACCTACTTCACCATAAACTGTACCTAGATATTTAATAAGAGTTTCTTTATTTAATTGAAAAACTACATCTGGAATTCTACTTTCAATTAAAGTTTCCTGCCAAGCTTGGTCTAACTCATCTAAAGTTAAAGTTTTATCTCCAAAAACTGGAATTTCTTTAGGAGCTAAAATTTGATCCCCAATTTTTACATACTTAGCTTTGATCCAACCTTTAGTTCTTTCAAATAGTTCATGATTAGAAGTTAAAGTTAACCCAACTCCAGTTTCTAGGCCATAGTAAGTACATTCTTTCTCTCCAGAAAGAATCCATTCACAGGGGGCCCAAACTAATTCATTCTTAGCAAAATCAAAAGTAAGAGTTTTAGTTTCTTTTTGGGCATTCTTTATAAAACTAGGACGCAAGGTATCAGAATTTATAATTTCTGATTCTCCAGAAATACAGTTGTGTGTTGGAATATATTGATCAACCAAATATAGATGTTCAGGATGATCAATTGTAATGCATTGCATTTCAGCCTTTTCTTCAAGCTTTTCTATCTTTACAATTGTTCTACGCAGATATCTTTCAGGTAGGCCCTGCATTTTCTTTCTTTCTAGATTAAAAATTTCAAGTCCTTCCGGAATAGTGATATACAATCTAAATCTACTTCCAGTTATAGTTCTTGTACCATTTTTTGTATAAGAAGCAACTGATTCTGTAACTCTAACTTTACAGCCTAAAGATCTAGCTAATTCTGCAGTTCCGTTTGCTAAATTTTTACATACCGAGCAGTATTCTGCATTTCCAGGCTTTGTAGGGCTGCTAGAGCCGTCAGTGTCCATTAGGCCCCTAAGAAGCCATAATCTTTGATCTATACTAGCATATAAATAATTTTCTGGGATAAATTTAGTTTTACATGTTTTATCTATAAGCTGTAAATCTTTTAAAGATTGTAAAAGTTCTGCAGAAATTATTTTGTATCTCTTACATTTTTTTATCTCTTTTTGAGTTTTAACTTCATAATCATAGCCAGTTCTTTGAATTACTGTGTTAATGACAGCAACATCTGCTGAATGTATAATTCTAGATTCCATACTACCATCACCTAAAAGTACGCCAAGTAGATAAGGATCAACAGGTAGCACCTTTTCAGGATAAGGAACTGGAGCTATAGGTCTAAGTTTATATCTAAATTCATCTCTATCAGAATAAGAATAAATTAAAGTGTCTTGAATTTCTTTGGTAGTTAAAATTCTATAACCATGATTCTTTTTTCTAGGTAATCCAGAATATTTACTTGGGTTACCTACCCAGTCTGTGGCCATGTAAACTTCCCACAAATGTTCAGCTCCTACATCTGTAAAAGTCCCATCTTGAAGATGGACTCTATAAACATCTAATTTTCCATGAGGATGAAGTTGAGTTACCTCTGAAAAAGAGCCAAACGGATTAGCTACTCTATCACCTACTTTAATATCACCCATTCTTTTAGGGCCATTAGGAGTATAAAGTAGAGCATCCAAATGGTTTACTTTTCCGCTACGACGGTGGGCTGCAATGTAGGTAGTTTTCTTCTTACTTCCAAAAATAATTCTTTGAGGGTAAGTAGCTTTAAAAGGTTGATCTAAAAAAGGATCAATTAACAAGCTCTCTGCAAAATACAAAGGACTAGTGGCAGCTTTTTGAAAAAGCTGAATTATTTCAGGACTTAAATTTTTATCGTCGAACATTATCTTTGCATGTACTTAGCTGCATACATAGATGCTTGAGCACCTAATCCAGCATAAGCACCATTCATTCTACCTTGAGCATATTGTAAAGTCATCATTGCTTGATCCATAGCCATTGTAGAATGCGAAAAAGGAATAGCTGCTGAGGTTCTAGATTGTTCAACACTATGGTATTGTTGAACAACTCCCCTTAGCATTTGGCCAGATTGAGGTGCAAGTGTGGCCATAGTAAACCAAAAATTTTGTCTACCTGGGTTTTTCATACCCATAGTTAAGAACCACATAGCAGTTCCTAACTTCATACTTTCAAGTTTAGCTTCTGGAGAGCCAGGCACTAATAAAGATGCAGCAGCTTGAAAACCTAAACCTTTTAAAGTATGGCCAGGGTCAAAAGCTTTTAAGCCACCTTTAAAAGAGCTCTGCAGGGCTGCAGCTTTTGCAGCCCCACCATTCTCCCATAATCCTACTGCAGCTTTAGCAGCTGACGACCACATACTCATAATTAAAGTCCATGACTCATAAAGTTACCAATTTTACCAAGCATACCACCTCTGCCTGCTAACTTAGTTGCTCCACCAGATGCCATTTTACCGAGATGCTGAGCCATAGCACCTCTAGCAATACCTAGATCATAAGCTGCATAAGCTAAGCCTGCTCCAAAAGCAGCATTAGCCATAGCTCCTCCCATTCTTCCATTTCTAGCTGAGTCATAAGATTTGGCAGCTCTATTAACAGCCATTAGGCCTAAACCTGCTGCTCCAGCATATCTAGCCATTCTCAGGCCAGAGACTCCAGAAAATTTACCGGCTAATCCTCCCAATTCAGCACTAATGCTTGCTTTTCCTCCTACATTAGCTGTTTCACCCATTACTGAAGCTCTAGATACTGAAGGCCCAGTAGGAAACTTTCTTCTTAGTAAGTCCTTTCCTACGTTACCTGTCTCGGGGTTTACACCAAAATTAAATTTATTATATGTGGGTACACTATATCCACCAACTCTAGTAGACCCAGATCTTGTGTGCATAGATCCTGTAAAGCTGGGCCCTGACGGTTCTGGAAAGAGGCTAGCTCTTGGTCTAGATTTTCCTCCTCCAGCCATGAATTGACCTTTTGCATTTCTCGGTCTTGCAAACAATTTCTCATACATTGATTGTCTAGAAGCTAACTCTCCAGCTGCAAAATCTGGAGTAGCTCTATGCGATGAAAGCCCTCCACCCATATGAGATCCTTTTGGAGTAGATAGTGGATTAGAATTCCATCCTTGACCCATTACATTAAAAGCTTTCATTATTTACTCCTTAAAAAACTGCACTGACAATTCTGCCCATTGCTTGGGGGTCATTCATAACTGAGTTTCTACCTAAAATTGATTGTCCATATTGAGCATTGGCTCCCATATCATTTCTGTGGTGGATAAATCTTCCATCAAAAACTGCAGTTGGGGGCGGGGCTGCTGGACTTACCATCTCATGAAACATTGAACCAAATCCTTTTGCAATTCCTAACACAGAAGCTCTTCTAATAATAGAAGGATTAGGAGCATATTTCATAATATTCCCAGCTGGTAGGTTTCTAAAATTAGGTAAATAAGCATCTAAGGCATTATTAGCCATTAAACCTTTACCTCTTAGAAATCCTAAGGGTTGGGCTGTTAATACTCCTCTAGCTGCGTATTCCAAGCCTGCAGCCATATGTAAAGCCCCGCCAATAGCTCCTCCACCTAATCTAGCAGCTCCACCAAGCACACCAGCAGCATTATTTCCAGCTAAGTTAGCTGCTCCTCTGCCAGTAGAGCCCATAAACTTCATTAAAGGCCTCAAGAAGCCATCCATGGCAGCTTTTTTAGCTGCTAATTTACGAATATGCTTATTTGTAAAACCAACATCATGTAGAGCATATGGGTGTACTCCTGCTGCGAGTGGATCTGCTCTTATAGCCCCCATAGCTTTAGAGTATTGATAGCCAGCATAACCAGCCCCAATTCCTAAACCAATTCCAACTGGGGCAGCCATGTTTCGCATGACTGTTGCCATTTGAGGATCAGTCCGGTATGCAAAAACCCCAGCCCCAATTTCACCACCTAGTACGGTAGCTTTGAGTACATTAGGAAAGTTAACAACTTTGCCAACTCCATCTCCCCAAAAAACATCATTGAGGTTTTCAAAGTTATTTTGCCATTCACCTAAGGGATTAATCCCAGGTGATCCATTCTTCATATTATTGAAGAATTTCTGGCCTCTGCTTTGAAGATAGTCAAATTGGTTCTGAATGCTCATTTATTCCTCAGGATTTTCAATTATTTCTTCAAATTGGGCATCCATTACATTTACATTTTTAATTTTACCCATAAACAAATCTTTTAATGCATCTGCATGCTTACCAACCGTAGCAGCCAGATTAGCTTTATCTTTTCTAGAAGCTTGAAGTTGGCTCTGAAGAGCTGCAATCTGTTTACCAAGTTTCTCATATTCTTTAAATAAAGGATGAGTCACTCTTTTACTGTAAGCTTGCCCAGTTCTTTGATTTACTGTAGCAACTTCATCTAATTGCATTCCATCAATAGCTAAATGCCAGTCTATTCTTCTTTGCATTATCTGTAGTCTGATAATAGCAGTTGCATTAATAATGTCATTAGTATGTTCTGGAGAGATACCTAGTTCTTTTACAATAGCACTAAAGTTTTCTAAGCCAAAAATTCTTTCAGCTCTACAATCTGTACCTATTAAGTTTGGAATATCACTTTTCTTCATATTCCTTAAAACTGGACATTTGGTAGCATAAGGGCATTCCATTCCTTTACAGGTTAAGGGAATATCACTTATGAAGTCTAATTTCTTGATAGCAATTCCAGAATCCCAATTAGTTCCAAATAATAAGTACTGTGCAACTCTTTCTAGAGCACTTGTAAACTCTACATCTGAGCACGGTTCAGCCAAGTTGAAATTTTTATAAATTTCTGCTAATTCCGTGCTACTTTCTACTTTTTCTAGCATCATTTTTATCTGCTGTTTCTAATCTGTTTATTAAGTTCTTTTAAAGAATATCTAGGAGCAATTAGGGAAATTACTTTAACATAGCTAGTAGGCTCAGACTTAGTCTTGGAACAAAAAGACCTAAGCGTATCTGGGCCATAACATAGGGCCCACTCTTTATTAGATACTCCCATTGCATAGGTTTCTCTAATATAGGCTATATCATAATATTTGCCACCCTCGGGCTCTACCTTATCAAATTCAATATCTTTTTGAAGCAGGGCAAAATAATCTTCTTCAGTAAAAGCTAAAAGCCTAAGTCTCATTTCAATAGATATATTTTTAGCTAAAGCATGAGTAGAAGGATAGATTAGTGTAAATTGTTTGAAATTTTTGATAATTTCAAAATCAGGGAGAGCAATGGGCACATCCATTTGGTTCATAATTCACTTTTTCTTTTTGGCCCCTTTTTTGGGCTGCATTGGGGTGTTGGCTGCAGGTTTAGCATTCTTAGCTTTATTTTTCTTACCTTTACTCATCAGAACCTCCTAGCTAGTAAATAAAATTACTCCTAAAGGAAATAGAGGTAGACTCTATTTTAATATAACTTAAATGCTAAATGAGCCCTTTGAGCAGCTTACAAATAGTGTAACGATTCCACCTAACCTTTACATTAAGGACAGCCTTGGTAGAGTTATATCTCTGCAGGATTATTTTGGTAGAAAAGTCTTATTAGAACAGCAATATAAAGCTGGCGTAAGTCCTTTAAGTGAGATTTTTAAAAGAGCTGTTCCTGGAAAAGGTGGAGCTGATGCTAATACCAAGATTGTAAGCTCCATTCTAGGTAATATGCATAAAAGTGTGAGTATGGGCATGTTAGATGCCCAATCTTATTCACCTTTAAAAGCAGCAACTTTAGTTGGGCAAGCTATGGGGCCTGGTATCCAAGTTTCAGGTGTAAAGAATATTAGACACTTGGTCAACCCTTTTATTCCAGAAGGAACAGCTTATTTATACCAAGCAAATGGAATTCAGAGAATCATCTCTAATACTAAAGATGCTTTGCTAAATACCATGGACGCTGACGGTGATACCTTAGATCTCATCCGAGCTGTTCAAGGAATGCGCGACTTCTTGATGTTTTCTAAGCATCCAGTTCATCAAACTCACATTCGAAGAAATTTAAGTCATTTTGAGTATGATGAAGTTGAAAGAAAGATGTTTAGCAACTTGGTTGGCTATCGAATCAATCAAGGAGCCCAAATTACAGCTCAAGGAATCATAGGTCATAATCCCGGAACTATTAGAGATGTTGCTTTAGGTAGAGGTGGGAATGTTGAAACAGCTTTTGCCAATGTTGGTCGAACTTTAGCAGACTCTAACTTGATTGGTATTCTAAAAAACAAGTTTACCTACCAACAATTGAAAGAACAAGCTGTAATTCTTCAAAAAGTAGGGTCCGGCTCAGCTCTAACCCCTAGAGAACAGAAAATAGTCAATTTAGCTGGCCTTACTAGGCAAAATGTCCATGATCCTGAAGCTTTACTAAACTTATCCTTAGCAGTTAGAGCTGCAGAAGGTAATATGGGCCATTCAAGCAGTCAGATGGCCATTGAAGATGTTATTAAAGGCAAAAATAAGCATGACCGTCCAATTTTAAGAGATACTTTAAGACTTCAAACTGTAGAAAAAGTCTTAACCATGAAAAATTCTCCGCTTGCTTCAATGAATGCAACTGAGATTGCCAATACGGTTGCTTTTATAGCTGCTAATGGCCAAAAACCCATTCAAGAAGAGCTTCAAGACTACTTGCTGGGTATTAAACAACTTGAAATCAGATCCGATGGAGCAGCTTACCGGCCTAGGAACATTAATAAACCTCTAAGTCCGCTCCAAGCAACTGCAAAGAGCACTTTGGCCAGCCTATTAGCTCCAGTTAATGAGTTTAATGGTAAGAAATTTGGAACTTTAGAACTTAAGCCTATTGAAATGAGTAATCAAGTACTCGAAGAGCTTGGAATGGCTGGAATTCCAGGTTTTCAACATATGGCTATGTACCTTAGAGGTGCTAAAGGTGGAGCAGTTCCTTTAGGGGGTTCTTACTTTAATGATGGGGCAAACATTGAAACCTTAATTTTAAGCCCAATTATTGTAAATAATCAAATTGTCAGTCCCGGATCCAAAGAATATGAGCCATATTTAGAGCGGATGCTAGGAGATTTTAGTTTTAGCATGAAAAATCATGCTGGAGAACATGTTAGAAATTGGGGTGAAGCTCAGGGACCTTTTAGTAGAGGAGCTCTCCAGAAAAGTACCAGCCGCAGAAGCTCAATTGCCACAGCTTTAGGTCTTTCCGAAAGGGAAGTTGATAGAATTGTGGCCGGTAGCAGTGAGCATGAACTAACCTCCTTAATTAGACAGTATGATATGGCTACCAATCCTCATCTTTTTGAGGCTTTGGCTAAAAGACTTCAAGAAAATGCTTCAGGTTTCGGAGTTCAAGCCTCAGTTAATATCAGAGGCAGTAAAGGTTTATTAGGAACCCAACAACAAAGAGCCATCTTACCTAGAGTTAATTTTTGGTTAGGGGAACATTTTCCTTCTGAGTCAGAGATGACTAGTAGGATGATGGCCTTTAACAAGCAAACTTTAACCAAGGCTGGAATTATTCCAAGTGAATTAAACACTGAAGGCTCTAATTTGGCTAGCTATTTCTATAGTGGGTCCGTTGATACAGCTCGAGGCCATGCTAAAAACTTAAGACAGTCAACTAATAATCTTGGTTTAGATGATACCATGCTTATTTTAACTGATTTTAAGAATTTAGGAGAGCGCCAATATATTCACCCACTTTTCCAGGATGAAATGTTAGATGCAGCTAATGAAGTTGCTTTTGCAAGCCCAGCTAGCCAAGATTACATTGCAAATGCCCTTTATAATTTTAGATCCGTCCACGGAGTCCTCCGCGACTCAGATGAAGGAGCAGGTTGGGAGCAAATTTCTGGCTTGAATGCTAAAACTGGTAATTATGAGACCAAATATATTGACCCCAATCTTGATACTTTAACCAAACTTGTAGTTGGGGCCCATAAAGGTGAACTTACCCCAGCTCCTGATAGTTTCCAGATGCTTGAAAATGGCCACCTTGCCCATGAACAATTTGTAACTAATAATATTGCTGGAAATAAAGAAGGTTGGGCTTTGCATAAAGCAGCTGCTTACACTATTGAAGCTAAGACTGGAAAAAGTTTCCATCCCTGGATAAGTAAGATTGAAACTATGCAAAGCAAGTTAAGTCTTTTAAAACAGCAAAAAAGTCCTAGCTATGAGCCTTACTATGCTGCTGTGGAAGCCGAAATCATAAAATTTACCGATGCCCTTTATGAAGCTACTCCCTTTACCTTAAAAACCCTTGAACAAAATAAGGCTTTTCCAGTTTTAGCTGCTGATGAAGCTGGCCGCCGCCAAGCTGGCCTAGGCCTATTTGGAGTTGAAGCAACTTCAACCGAATTGGCTGCTGCAAGGGCTTTAACTGATCGGGATATGATTACCGGGATGCAGACCACTCAATTTACTAATCAATCTATTTTAACTTTATTTGATAATGTAGTAGGGCATGATCCCGGCTTGCAAACTATAGCTGAAAAGGTTCTTGCAGCCAAACAAGCTTTCAAACCTTCAAGGGTAAATGACCTGGTGGCTCAACTTCAACCTGCAGTTGTAAATGCAACTGAAAGAGGATTCCAAGCTGGGCTTCAAGAAGCTGCAGCCGAAGCTATGCAAAGATTAGCCCCTACGGAAGGTTCAGCTGAAGTTTGGCAAGCTGTTAAATCAATTGCTTCTTTAGCTGCTAAGAATGTCTTATAAAAGCCCATTCTTTTTTCTGGTCGTCTAGAAACATTGAGTCTAGATGTTTAAAATGAAATTTTCTATTTTTACTTAGATAAGCTCCCTCGTAAAAAGGAAAAAGTTGCCCACTTAAAGTTCTAAACCCTGCAAACCTAAAATCACTTTCACGCTTTGTAAGCCCTAACCCTAACCATCGGGTTGGGGTTTTTATTTTTAAGAATAAATCATAGCTAGAGTAAGAACTTTGGTTAAGGTTCTTTAGGGCCCAAGGACCTAATAAGCCTTCAAACATATTTCTTTAAACTCTCCATAGCTACCTCATAATCTGAGTGAGGCCAAATCTCACAGCCACTTGTAAATCGGGCAAAAATAAGAAGTGCTTGGGGGGAAACATTATAGTGGTGAACTTCTTCATAAAGCCCCCATTCATAATCTCTATAATTGGTAACCGTAAATTTACCTGAATACTTGGTAAATCTAGAAAATATTTTCTTCTCTGGGGCAGCTAAAGGTAAAACTAATTCATACAAATCATCTGGATGATACCAATTTTTGGTATATTGATTTCTAACTATTTTTCTAAAAATCCAATCAGCCATTCTTCACCCGCAAGCTCCAATTAAAAGCTGCACCTCTAATTCTGCTCTTATAACTTCCAATTAACTTGCCAAACTCCCCTTCCCCAGGAGCATTATAATTCTTTAAAGTATAAGGTGCAGTTTTATTAACCAATTGCCGCATAATATTCCAATTATCTGGAAAATGCTCAAGAGTTAAAACACAATTTTCTAAGTCCTTATACCACACATATCCAAAATAAACATACTATTCCGAAACATTATAAATAATCTCAGACCTCTGATGATCCCCAACCTTCACCAAATCATTTGTAAAATTTGCCTGCGAGCTCATTAACCTCCACCCAAATTTTTATAAAAATTTTTCCACCCATAGTAATCAGAAAAAACCCAATCCCATAGATTAATACCCCACCCCTTAATAAATACATTACCTGCTTTGCAGGATATTTTCAATATTACATGTAGGATATAGATATTTATTTCTTAGAACAGAGAATAGGATTAATTTATAGCAAGAGAGATATTTTAGTTCTTTTATCAGAGAACAGAATTAATTCAATTTTTTTATTTCTTTAACAGAGAATCAAATTATTTCAATGTAATTGCATGTGAGATAGGGGGATGGTTAATATTTAGACCCCACCCTCTGTTTTTCTTAGGGTGAGGTATTATGCCTCAAGTGAGTACATTATGTACAACACAAAGAATGCTGAGCGCAATAGCGCAAGCAACAAGTACAACAAGACTTCATCAATGAAGTCCTCTTCGTTCACAACACGAGCTCGAACCTTTTTTATGGTTTTTGGCTGTGCAGTCTGGATGGTAGTTACCATCTATAGAGTGTGGTCTTGGATTGATCCTAGCTCACCGGCCAACATGTCTGTGTACAAGGGAGGAAAATAGTGTACATTATACAAATCAGTCTTCCAACTGACCTTTTCACTAGATATACATCTAGCTTGAAGAATGAGAGCATGGCTCTTGATTTTGCTAACATGTTTAGCAAAGATCTGAGAATGTGTCTCTCTCTTCGACCAGAAGATAGAATCTCCTATCTTTACAGCCATGGATGGAAGTCTGTGGCTAACTGGCCAGAAGAATGGATTAATGCCATCCAAAACGGCATTATTCCGGTAGTCGAGTTGACAAAGGAGGAAATCAAATGACCTATTATAGATCATGCTCATCCAAGGAGGCAACTCTTTGGCAACAGGTTCTTCAAGGAAAGAAGAATCTCCTTGCAGTAGTGGCACTGTTCCCTGGTAACATTTATGTTGCTGATAGAATGGATAGCCTACCAGTGCATGGTAAATCCATGGTTGCATTAGAGATTGATCTCTCCCATGCAGCTGAGGAAGATTACCTTGGTGCTGGGGAACTTAGTGATGGAGCTTTTGCCTACCTTCAACAGGTAGGCTGGCTTCAGCTTGATCCATCCCTAGTAGTAGGGGTGAAAGGAGTGAGAGTAAACTGATGCATTCGATAGAGAACCTGTGTCGAGAACTAGGTGGTGCAAGGAAGCGCCTGCTAGAAGCTCAGAAAATGGCTATTGCACTGGATGTGTATGATGCCCATGACCATATTGATGAAGCTTTGACTTCAATCAATGAAGCACTCAAAGAGGCTAATGCTTCTCAGAGATTGCAAGACATGCTAGGAGTAGAAGAATAATGAACACTTATTATGTGTACAATGAAATTGGTTGCTGTCAAGGGTCTTATACTCTTGAAGTAGCAATGACCATGATCCAGGATAAGGACTGGACAATCTCAGAGGTAAAGTCATTATGACAAACAAAAAGAAACAAGAAGGCAAAGCACTTGCCATTATAGCTCTTAAAGGGCTTCTCATCATCACTGGACTCACCATTGCAATATGGTGGGTCTTTATCAAGGACAATACTCAAACTCAACTGAGAAATGAAAGGTATGAGTATTCTAACAAAGCAAGGAGCAAAGAATGAAAATTTCTGATCTTCGCTACAATGATGATATTACTACAGACTCAGGAACTTTCTCAATGAGTATGAGCTCTGAGACTCCTGATGAAAAAGGAAGTCATCATATTTGGGGTAGATATGTAGATGGGAAGATTGCCCATGGTTTTCATGGTAAATCTGAAGATCACATTTCTCACTCAGTCTTGTTAGTTAGAAGAGCTAACAAGCCTATCTATGTCAAGGGTCTTCCCTTCCCAATCAATCAGGAGAATAAATAACTATTATGTTAACCGGAACAAACAAACTTAACTTTACTGCCACTGACAAGTACGTTGCCAAGCATGGTAAGGTCTTTCTTGTCAAGAAGACTGGGATCAAAAAGTGGCAACTGTTTGCTACTCCCTATGTAGGCCAAAACCCAATCTTTCAGGATGTTACCAAGAAGTCCTGTCTTGCTGAAGCTGACAAGATTGACTTGGCTTTGGAGCAATTGAGGTGCCCCAATGTGGAGCTCAAGTCCAAGCCCAAGCCTACTGAGACTACTGAAATCCCTGCTAAGAAGCATGGAGTTACAGTGATTTACTACAATGGCAATAAGATGGCTTATGCCTACAATAATGGTAGAGTGCTTGGGCCAGTCCGAACCAAGACTTTTGAGGATGAGGGAGCTTTGCTTGCTTCATGCCGCCGACTCTTAGTTAAAGGTGAGAAGATTGCACTGTTCAATGTCGTGGCTTCGGAGTTCAAGAATCCAACAGATTGGCATAGCTACAAGGCTATGTTCTTGGCTAAGATGCAGGCATCTGAACCAAGGTTGTGGGGCAGAATCATTTGTCCTAAGACTGTAGCTGTTGCAGCTCTCAAAAAGGCACTGTTCAACAAGGAGAATAATGGCTAAGAAGAAAAAGAAGAAGGGGTACAAGAGTACCCCAAACTCTCAAACTGTGATGCGCAAAGCTCATCGCCATGACAATGAGAATCTGAAAAGATACTCAAGAAAGAAAGATAAGAAACAGGGAGAAGAAGAATGAATCTCAAAGAAATCAGAATCAAAGGAACTAAAATAGTTCTTGCCAACTCTTATCAAAGAGTTGTTGTTGGAGGCCAAGGTTCATATGTTGAGTTTACCTTAGATGATTTAGTAATAGATCTGAAGTGTAAACCTGGCCAAGAATATAGATTTACAGAAGCTTATAGTAACTGTAAATACTATTGGCTTATGCCTGAAGGCTTTCCTTGGGTGAAAGTATATCATCAAAGAGGCTTAGTCTCCTATGCGGACTATAGGATTGGGAGAGTTTATATTTCTCCAGATCATCTTGACTTTGAAGGCCAGCTTTATGCTGAGTTCAATGACCAGCCTGGTAAAGGCAAGGAGGGATTATATCCATGAAAATAACTCAAGAAAAGTATGATGTGTTAGTGACAGCCCATGAAAAGCTATCCAAAAGATGGCTTCAATGGAAAGCTGAAGGATGCCAACATAGATTTATGGGCAGACTTTTAGCCAAGAATCTCACCAAGATTGAGAACAGACTGTTGGAAATCAACAAAGTGGAGGAATACAGCTCATGAAAAAAGTAGTGCTAGTTCAAAACAACACCGTCATTTGTCTGACCAATGGTAAACTATCTTGGAAGGAGTTTACTTCTTTTGAGGAAGTTCTCAAATGGTTAAGCACCAAGAAGGCAACTGTTATGCCTTTTATGTTGGAGGAGGATTTAGTCTTGCCTAAGACTGAAGTGATTAGGAGATCTAAAGTTTATGGCACCTTCATCAGAGTCTGGCCTGAAAGGTTGGTTAAGGGTAATAAAGGATTGAAAGAAATTCTTTATTTACTTGACTCGGAACATGCTAGCCGGTGTGATGAAAATCATTAAAACCTCCGGTATTAGGTCTCCTCTTGTGGAAACTTGCCTTAAACTCTCCCCTTCGGGGAGTTGGGGAAAGCTTCAAAAACTTGGGGCGGGATTACTTCTGCCTCAGCTTTCCCCCGTGTTGTAATGAGAATCTTGCAACTTTGTTAATTGTTGTACTGGTTCAATGACCTTGTCTTAGGAAACATTATGTTAAATCTGAAAATCTCTGTCAAATCCCTCACCACTCCTGAATCAGTTGGAGTTTCTTGTGAGGACCTTTCCCTTGAGTTTAACTTCTCAGTTAAAGACCTTTGTGATCCAGAATACATGGCTGTTCTTTGTGCTCATGTTCAGAACTTACTGGACAAGCCTCAGATTAAGCAAATCATTGAGGCTGTTCTGAAAGATGCTGGAATTGATCTGCCTCCGGTAGTGAATATCCCTACCAAGAATGAATGGGAGAGTCACAAGAATGACCTCACCAGTGAGCCAGTTGAGCCTCATATTCAGGAACTCATTGACATCTATAATACTGAAGAAATTGATGCTTTCAAAGCAAAGTATTTCCCAAATGGTATTCCTGAAGGCAGCAGAGATAATCATGAAATTAGGCAATACAGGGTTGTCCTCAAGCATAGCCAGAACATTGCTAGGTACGGTTCAGTTGCCCCAAGCCCAGGAGCAGGTACTGAAGTCTGTTTCTGCAGCAAAGAAGGAACTCATTGCCTGTATTTCAACAAATGGGTAGGATATGTGCTCCTTCAGAACCCTGATCTTGGTTGGACTTTAGTTACCAATCAGAAGATCAGAGACACTATTGCTGAAGCAAAGCAACAGAGTGGACTCTCTTCCCCTTCTACAGACTTCTTTAAGCTTCATTGGCCAGAAGGCATGAATGCTACTGATGGTAGTTACTTGAATACCATTCAGAAAGCATTCAATGCTGGCGACCTTCACCCAATTAATGCAGGGTATGAGACTCAGCAAAAAGAGCTTGGAGCAGTCATTCCAATGACCAATCTCACCATGCATAGATTTGAAGTCACATTATACTTCACCAAATGTTATGCATACTTCTTGCTTACTCATCCTGAATTGGGCTGGAAACTTGTGAAGCAACAGAATGAGGCTCCTTCACTCAGGGTGACCCACACTTGCTCAAAGTGTGGCAGTGAATTCTTCATGCCAGAAAAGGAAACAGCTTGTCCCCATTGCGGGCATCTGTAGGCCCGTGTTGTAATGCAGTTGATGAGGTAAACATGAAATTGACAACAATTCCTGGAGTAAGTGTGGATGACGGCAGTACCGT